AGTTCGTGGCCCGCCGCGAAGGCGGAATCCCGCTCTCGGTCGGTACCGTGAAGCGGAAACCCTTGCGGCGTAAGGATGGAACGCGGGGGATGAAGGAGCGGCCCCCGAAGCCCCCCACTCGCGCGCGTGATTAGTTACGTCCCCCTCCTGCAACTTTTCTGAAAACACCTCGATCCCTGCCCGCTCTGACTATCTGCCTCTTTCCCGCCCGTGACGATTGGTGGCATGGATGTCACCGATCTGCCGGTCAGGTACGACGACAAGTTCGCTGACCGGGTGCAGCGGATGAGTTGGCAGCGATCCGCCACTGGGTACGCCCGCTACTGCTGGGTGGAGGACGGTCGCGTCCGCTGGGTGTCGATGCACCGGCTCGTCTGGGCGTGGGAGCATGGCTGGGAGAACGTGCCCCGCTACATCGACCACATCAACGGCGACCGGATGGACAACCGGCTGGAGAACCTGCGTCCGGCCACCCTGTCGCTGAACGCCCACAATGCCCGCCGCAAATCGAGGCATCTCCCGCAGGGCGTTTTCGTCAACAAGGGGTCGGCCCTGAACCCGTACTACTCTGCGATAAACCACCGCAACCGGCTGCATCACTTGGGGGTGTTCGCGACCGTCGAGGACGCTCGTGCGGCGTATGACCGTGCCCGCTCCCGGATCATGGAGTACGAGGTGGCGATGGCGTGCGGGGAGCCGTGCGAGCCTCCCGTGATCGAGGTGAAGCGTGGTCGTCTCGGTCGCCCTCCGATTGGCGGCGGAGAGACGGCGGTGGCTCTCTACCGTTCCGGGCTGACGGTCAAGCAGGTCGCCTCCCGTATGGGCATCAGTGATCGCACCGCGAGCCGTTTGCTGAGGTCTCTGGGAGTTCCTCTCACTCGCGGGCGGCGAGCCACCGTTGACAGCATCCCCCCGTCCGGTACACTGGACGCCCGTTCAGCATCCCAACAGGAGCAGTCGGATGATTACGGCAACAATCACTGGGAACGTGGGCAAGGAGCCGACCCTGCGGACGACGCAGAGCGGCAAGACGATGGCGACCTTCTCGGTGGCCTCGACGGAGAAGAAGGACGGGCCGACGACTTGGGTTGAGGTCGCCTGCTTTGACGAGCAGGCCGACATGGTGTCCCAGAGCCTCCACAAGGGCGACAGGGTGGTCGTCACGGGACGGGCGGCTCTGGAGACGTACGAGAAGAAGGACGGCTCTCAGGGCTTCTCATTGCGCCTGATGGCGGATGAGGTCGGCAAGTCGCTGCGGTGGCCCAAGCGGCAGGCGGTGGCGGCTGGCGTCGAAGAGGCGGATGAGGTCATTCCGTTCTAGTTTCGCGATTCGCGAATACCGAACGCTTCAGACCGGCAGGGGAAGGGATGCCCCTGACCGGTCGCCACGCACGGAGGTGTCATGCGGGCCAGCCTGAACTTCACTCTCCCGGACGACCAGTTCGCGTTCGACGCCGCCCTCTCTGGGCAGCGGGCACTGGTGGTGCTGGCCGAGATCGACAGCCGCTGCCGGAAGATCATCCAGCACAGCGCGTCGTCAGATGGCGAGGCGGAACTCGCCCGCCGTGTCCGGATGATGATTCCCGCCGACCTGCTGGAGGTGCTGCATGACTGACGACATCGTGACGCGACTTCGCGGCTGGCACTGGCTGCACCTTTCGAGGATTGGCGAGTTGTTTGATGAGGCGGCAGGCGAGATCAAGCGGCTGCGAGGCGATGCCGAGATCGCGAGGCTGCGACTGGAGGCGGCGCACGGTGAGGTCGCCCTTCTTCGCGAGGCTATTCACCGTCTTGCTCAACAGGACGCCACGTTGTCGGTGAGCGGTGGAAACGTGACCGTGACGATGGACGCCACGCTCAACGACGAGGAGCGTGAGGCGATCTGGACTGTTGCGGAGGCATACGCTGAGAACGACGGTGACCCGGATTGCGAGCGGATCGCCAGAATCATGCAAGGGCTGTGGCAGCGGACGAAGTGAGAACGCCAGCGATCAGCGGCATCGAACGCAGGAGACGACCATGACAGACGAGGTAGATGAGATGTCCGCTGCATCGCGTGGTTCTCAATGGGAGAAGTGAAATGGACGTTGTGAGTCGCATCAACCGCTGGCTGGAGGACGAGGACGCGGCCGACGCAGACGAGACGCTGCATGATGCACGCGACGAGATCGTAGCCCTTCGGGCGTTGCTAAAGCGGCAGAGCGAGGCAGCGCATCAAGCGGTCACAATGATGGGCCGGTACGCCGAGCAAACCGGCTTTCTGCTTGGCGGATTGGAGATGACGGCGGCTGGACACACCACAGCCGACAAGGTCTTGAAGGCGCTCAAGGCGAAGTATCGGGACTGAGAACGCGGAAGATGATCGGCCCGCGAAGGAGGGGCCATGCTATGACGAACGACGAAGATCGCGGGTCCGATCCATCGACTGGTTCTGGCTCGGGGTTGCCAGCACACCTGATTCAGCCGGAGTGGACGGAACTAGCGCGAGCCGTGACGTTCTTTGGCGTGCCGCTAGATAGACTCAGCCGTGACGAGTTGATTGCCAACATTGGATACCTCCTTACTCAAGTTGAGGATGTGAAGCGGATGCACCGCGCAACGCTGGAAATCTTGAAGGAGAGGCACCCGGTTTCTTGGTAGCCAGAACCAGCGTTTATGCAGCAGCCTGCTGCGTAACACCCCTGTCGCCGCGAGCGACGTGACCCCAGAACGTGTCCCAAAAAAGACGAACCGGCGACACTTCCCAATATGAGTAGCCCGCTCATCGCCCTGACCGGAGTCATCTACCTCTACGTCTCGGTGGAGCAGTTCTGGCGCGGCAATCCCGGCATGGGGATCGCCTATCTGGGGTACGCCTTCGCCAACGTGGGCCTGTTTCTTATGGCCCGGTAGGGCGGACGCCGGGACATAAGTCATTCGGAGGACGAGAACATGCAGCCGCGACAGATGTACGAAGTCGCTGATGGTGGTCCGGAGATCATGCGCCAGACGGTGCCGGGCTACGGCTACATCCGCAAGTCCACGCCGACAGAACAGATGGTGGGTGGCATGGGTCGCGGTCAACTCCCGTCCGCCGACATGCTCATGGACGTTGGTGGCGATGCCTACACGCAGGGCCGGTCGCTTCTTCGCGGCCTTCTTGGTCGCCCGGACCCAGACGGACTCCAGAACCGACGCGACACGAGCGTTTGGGTTCAGTAGGCCCGTTGCGGGGAGCCGAAGGCCATAAATCCCTGTGAAGGGAGACTGGCGTGGGCATAGGCGACTGGATCAGCAACGCAGCGAAGTTTGCCAAGAAGGCACCCCCAGCCGTCCCGGCGGCGCGGATGGCGGAGTTGGCGAAGAAGGCCCGCGAGGCCGCACCTGCCCAGTCGGCATCTCTGGCCGACAAGTTTCCGCTGCTGGATGACGCTGCCGTTCCGCAAGCCATCGACATGGCGTCAGTCTCGTACCCAAAGAAGGGTCAGTTTCCATTCATTCCGGGCGTCAAGTGGACGCAAAGCGACGGCTATTTCGTTCCCGACAACCCGCAACTCGTGGCGGAAGCCATTGCCGGTGGGTTCATCGAACCGCCAATGGGCGTCAAGCCTGTAAGCGGAAACGCCGGGCCCGTAGGCAGCGTGCCCAAGCAAGCCGACAAAGGCCCGGAGGGCTACACGCTCGCGCCGCTCGATGATGACGACCCAGCAGACGTAAGCGATGGCGGATTTGAAAGTCAAGATTACGCCAGCCGGGTGGCCTCCGACTTGGGCGTGATTGACTGGGACGAGATTTTAGGTGGGTTTGTTGACCCTGACAGCGGCGACGCGCTGGTTGGAAAGAAGTTGAAAAAGAAGATGAAAGAGGCCAAAGAGATGGCCGGGACGCTTGGCATTTACTGGCCGGGCGATCCAAAGCCTGTTGACAGGAGGCCGGAAGAGAACATCCGCGACTACATCGCCCGCCTTCGCGAGATGGACAAGAACGAGGAGTACAAGCCTGCGGTCGCAAAGGCCGTGTCCGACCTTGAGGAGCGACTGGCTGGTCACGTCAGTAAAGGAAACATCCGGCCTCTAGAGCCCGGCTCCGAAGACGTGATCTCCGCCACCACGACTGCCGATAAGGTGGACGCCGCCAAGAGAGGCACTCGGAATCAGATTACTCGGGACTACATCGACTACCTCGCCTCCAGCGGCGTGGATCAGAGGACATTAGACGACATCGCGTCCGGTGCCCTGCCGATGGACCCGCAGTCACGGATGGCTCGTGCCGAGCAGCACGACCTCGATCCGAAGGCGATCTGGTTCCGCTGGGACAGGCCGCTGAAGACCGACATGAAGGGCTTTACCGGCGCGGCACTGGCACAGCCAGAACTGCGTCGATACAAGAGCGGCCAACTGGGGTTCATTGACCTCGCGCCCAGCAAGGAAGGGCTGGTCTACACGTCGCACAACCCGGGCTTCGCGAAGCGCGGCGTCCAGATGCCGTATGACGAAGTGATTTCCTACCCCCTGCTGGGCCCGAAGGAGGGCATCGCTGGCATCGACAACATGCCGCCCTCCGCCTACGACACATTTCGCAGCCGCATGCAATCGCTGCTGCTCAAGAAGTTCCCTGACAAGCATCTGTATCCTGAGAATCCCGGCATCCGTCGCGCTCACATGCGAAGCCATCATCTGGCAGAGCCGTTAGTGGAGCCGCAGTATGTTCAGGGGCCGCTGCGCGAGGCCACGCTCGACTCGCTGAGACGAATAGGGCCGAGTAGTCATGCGACGCACGAGGCGCAGGGAACTATTCCGCACTTTTCGACCGCAGAGGATCGCAAGGTCTACACTGAGCCGCTGATGGCATCGGGCGCGAAGGGCACCCTTGTCAGGGACGAGACGGGCTTTGCCACTGCGTTCACGCCCGCAGGGGCGAGGATGCTGCGGCGCGCCGACCTTGCCCCGCTCGACACTCGATTCAAGGGTGCGAGAAACCTTCTCCAGTCGCTGCTCGTTCCGGCTGTGATTGCGGGCGGTGCGTCCAGCCTGCCCTCGACCGATAGCCGACGCACGGAGAATCGCTAGTGGCCGACCCCAACGAACTCCGGGCCAAGATGATCCTCAAGGACATCTACGCCCGTCATGGCATCGACCCCTCCATGCCGCTTGAGGAGCAACTCAATGCGGTGCAGATGAGTGCCATGATGGGTGGCAACGTCCAGTCCGCATGGTCGAACCCGGAGGAGCGTGCCCGTGCGAGGGCGGAGTACGCCGCAAAGGGCAGGACCGACCAAGAGAAGGAGCAGCGGTGGCAGCAGTCGGCGCATCTGCTCGACCCGGACACCTACCAGTACCAGCAGAACGCAGGCCGAGACATCGACTTCCTGCTGGCGATGGATCAAGCCTCGCGCCGCGACCCGGATGCGGCGAGGGGTGCTGCGGCTGTTGGAGCGGCTGGCGGAACGTCAGCGTACGCACAGACGCCCCAGTCCGGAGTTGCCGAAGCACTGGCCTATTGGGACTCCAGCAACAACAGTCCGCTGTTCAGGGAGTCGCTGACCACCTCCAACTACCAGTCGCAGAGCCCGCTGCTCATGGGCCTGCTCAATGCCACGACGAACCCCGATGTTCCCGCCGGGAACTACATGAACTTCTCGGAGGTGATCCCCGACTGGGTTCGCATGTGGGGCTCTGGCGAGACGGGCTCCAGCGGCGAGGCGTACGAGGCGGCTCAGGCCAAGCGGATGGCGACCAACCGCTACCGTCTTTCGTCTCCCTCGCCAGTCCTTGACCTCCCAGACGGCGCAGATGTGGTGGCAAAGGACAATCGCATCCGGGAACTGCGTGACCTGACGCAGAAGGCAGACATCCCAAGCGCCTCGCAGCGGTGGGCGAGAACGGCAGGGGTCGTGCCGCCGGGATGGCTTACGGATTCGCTGGACTTTGCGACCAGTTGGCTCGACCCGACTGCCGTGATCCCAGTTGGCGGGGTTGCGGCCGGTGCCGCGAAGGCTGGAGTGAAGGGCAGCGTCAAGCCGCTACTGGCGGGCCTAAGTTCCGGGCTGTCCAACTTTGCGTCAGACATGGGCGTTGAGCAAGCCATCGGTCACGGCATCGGCGGCGTGACCGGAGGTCGCCCTGAGCGCTCTTGGAAAGAGTGGGCGTTAGGCGACTGGAGCCCCAGCCAAAAGAGCGAAGAAGAGGTTGCCGCATCCCGTCAGGCACGCACGCAACTCTACGACCAACTCAAGGACGACGACAGAGTATCGAGAGCCGACTCGGAGGCGTACAAGGGTTTGGGACTGCGGGTCCATGTCCCGTACTCATACCGGTAGGCCACGAATCCCGAAGGGAAGGAACTCATGTCGGACGACGTTGCGGTTGCGGATGTTGACGAGTCGGTCGATTCCACGCCGGACACCAGCACTCCCGAGACGAGCGTAGCCAGTGAGCCTGCATCTTCAGCATCGCCGCAGGCTTCGGCTGCACCACAGCAGTCGGTGTGGGACGCCTTCAAGAATCTCGATGAGTTTCGCGGGCAAGACGACATTGCAATCGCTCGCCGCCTCTATGCCTCGATGGAGCGAGAGAAAGCAGCAACAAACGCTCTTGCCCAGTACCAGCAGTACGTCCCCATCGCCCAGCAGTACCTCCAAAACCGAGAACCCTTTGAGCAGTTCCAGCAGCACCGAGAATCCTTCCAGCGATGGCTCGCCTCCCAGCAGCAGCCCGCCGCCCAGCAAGTAGAGAAGACCTCTGCTTCGGAGGCGATGAAGAAGTGGTGGAACCCTCCGGAGGTTCGCGACTCCTACCGGCAGTACCTCGTCAAGGACGAGAACGGGCGGGAGGTCATCTCTCCGGATGCCCCGCTCGACGCCAAGCACGCCCTGTACGAGTACCAGAAGTACAAGGCCGACTTCGCCCAGAAGTTCCTCACCAACCCGGAGGAAGCGCTGGGGCCGATGATCCAAGAGATCGCCCAGCGGCAGGCCCAGCAGATCGTGGAGTCGCAGTTCGCGGAGGTGCATCAGCAGCAGTACGTCTCCGGGCTGGAGCAGGAGAACCGCGACTGGCTCTACGACCAGAGCGGGCGACCGACCGAAGAGGGGCTCGCGGCCCAGCGCTACATTGACGAAGCCGCGTCGATGGGGATTCAGGGCGCTGAAATGCGGTGGGCGTACGCTACGAAAATGATCGAGCGTGACCTGCTTGAGCGGCTGCGAACGATGGGTGCCGAGCAGACGCAGCGAAGTGCGTTTGAGGCTGGATTACCGCAGCAGATGCACGCTGCCGCCATGCAGCAGCAGGCCCCTGCTGCGCCTCTTTCGCAACCCGCCTCTGCGCCAAGTAAGGCCGAGAGGGACATAGAGTTCCTTAGAAGGGAAGCGTCCCGCAGTCCGAGCAAGGCTGCGGGCAACGACGACCCGAGAACCCCGCAGGCTCCACTGACGTTTGAGCAGCGACTCGCACGTCAGTTGGCCCGAGACGGCATCACCTCCTGAAGCGCGAAAGGTAAGACATGGCGTCGTCAGTTGACTGGGCTCGTTCTATCGGCACTACCCTGACCCTGCATCTCCGTGAGGAGGAGCAGACGACCTTCCGTCGCTACAAGGTATTCGCCGCGCTTCAGGCCAACGGCAACGTGGCGATGAATCAGGGCGGTCGCGGTTTCGACTGGCAGGTCCGCTGGCGGAACGTCCCGGTTTCGACGTACACGGGCGAGTCGCCGCGAGTCTTCGCACGCCACGCGCTCTGGCAGCGCGCGACCCTCCCGTATCGCGGGTACAGCGTGCAGGATCAGATCACCAAGCGGGAGATGCTGGAGAACAGGGGTCAGGCCCAACTCATCGACGTGGCCGGGAAGATGGCGAACCGTCTTCGCGAGTCGATGGAGCAGCACCTGAGCCGTGAAGTTTTCATTGACGGCGAACAGGCTGGGAACGAGAACCGGTGGCACGGCCTTGAGTCGATGTTCGGCATCGACGGCACCGTGAATGTCGGCACCGGTGCCAAGCGAGGCTCTGGCGCTTCGCCCGGTTCCGGCTCCGCCCCTGACCCGTTCGGCTTCCCGACCGACACCTACGCGGGCCTCGACACCGCTCTTGGCAAGTACGCGGGCTCGCAGTTGGCATCGACCGGCTCGTGGCCTTCCGTGCCGGTCGATCCGGAGTACGACTTCTGGTCGCCCCTCGTCTGCAACTACACCAGCACCTACTTCGGTACGGCTGCTGCGACTCCGCTGCTGACGTGGCGGCAGAACTGCATCGAGGCGATCCGGCTCTCGGTGAACCACGCCAAGCGGAACGACACGAAGGAGAATCAGATCGACATGATCCTCCTCGACCGCTCGATGTACGTCGAGTTCCTCAACCGGCTCGACGCCCGCGAGCGTGCCATCGTCACCAAGACGAACGGCCTGAAGTCCTACGGCTTCGACACCGTCGAGATCGACGGCATCGAGGTGGCGAGCGACTACGGTTGCCCGTCCGGTGTCGGTTACGCCCTCTCCATCGGCAACATGGAGATGAAGGTGATGACCGGGCAACTGATGGAGGCGGAGGGACCGTTCTACAACGAGGAACTTTCCGCGTATAGGTACAGCGTTTCGTGCCTCGCCAACATCAAGATGAAGAGTCCGCGCAACTTCGTGAAGTTCGCCGCCATCGCCTGACCTGTCACCCCAATCGACGTAGCAAGGAGAGTTCCAGCAGATGAGTACGCAGACTTCTGATCCGGGTTTCGGTCGAGGCCAGACGCTTGGCGTCACGGTCAAGATGTACGAAGCCGAGTCGGGCGACGGTTCCACGATCATCGGCGTCCGGAAGGAGTTCCGTGACGAGAACCCTCGCACGGGCGAGTTGCTCAGCAACCGGCCTGTCGAGTGCATCGCCGTCAAGAACGTGAGCGGCGGGGCCCTGCTTCCGGGTCAGGTCGTGAAGTTCAAGGCTGCGGCCACGAGCGGCCAGTTCTCGGGCGGGATTCTTGGCGAGGTGGACGCTACGGCGACCACTGCCAATGCCCTTCCCGCTGCCAACGGTCTGGTCGGCGTCGTGGACGAGTACCTGCCGTCCGCTGGCGTGCCGAACAATGAGGTGTTCTGGCTGGTGGTTGGCGGCCCATCGTCGGTAGTCAAGTCGTCCACGTCGGTCAGTGCGGGTGCGGCTTACGGCACCTCCACGACCGCTGGCGAGGCGGCTGCTCACACGTCTGGCACCACGTCGCTGGTCGGATACGCCATCACCACCAGCGCCACGACGACGGGCCGTCTCCTCGTCCGGACGGTGGCGGGCTTCTGATCCTTGTCATCACCGTCGCGACGTTGGCCGCAGGCAGGGTAAGGACGCCCGCCTGCGGCCTTTCGCGTAGATAGGGACTTCCTTCAATGGCGCTCGCCAACGACCCTAACCCCATGAGCCAGTTCGACCAGCCGGACAGGCAGGCGATCATGGTTCAGTTGCGGCGTGCGGGGCTTCTGGACTTCCCGGAGTTGTCCGACTTCAAGGTCAAGCGAGAGGTGGGTGCTGGCAACGTCCCGACCCCGAAGGACGGCTTGGCCCCGATGGTGACTTCCGTGCCGCAGGCAGACAGGTGACGCATGGATAAGCATGGCGACCGTGTCAGGAAACTGAAGTCTGGTGCATGGGCTCGCAAGGAGGGGCAAGACCCGGAAGGCGGGCTGAACGCCGCTGGGCGTGCGGCCTACAACCGCGAGAACAACGCCAACCTCAAGCCGCCGCAGCCGGAAGGCGGGCCGCGAAAAGAGTCATTCTGTCGAAGGATGAAAGGCATGCGAGAGAAGTTGACCAGCAAGGAAACGGCCAACGACCCCGACAGCCGGATCAACAAATCCCTGCGTGCGTGGGACTGCTGATGAGCGACAAGACCTGCACCGACTGCGGCAACGCGCTCCCGCAGACCACCGACAACTTCCGCCGCAAGCAGGACGGCACTTGGGATGCCCGCTGCCTCATCTGCCGTGCGAAGGTCAATCGCGGCAAGAAGAAGAAGCGGAAGGAAGCCGACATGCGTGCCATCGAGGATGGTGCGGTCAACACCTTCCTTCAGGGTGCAACGAGGGGCGGCGACAACATCCCGCACTCCAGCGAACTGCTGGAGCGACTGATGGAGTATTTCGGCGGCTCGTCTGGGTTCGCCGCCATGATGGTCAAGCAGTATTTCGACTCTCCTCCGGGAGGCTCGCACCGCACGAAGTTGCTGGAGGGCGTCGTGCGTCTTGTCACGAAGAACACCGAACTGGGCGGGGCCAAGAAGCCGCTGGCCCAGTGGACGGACGAGGAGATCGAGGCGGAACTTGACTCCCGCCTGCAAAAGATCGCCATGAGTTTTGAAGGGAGACTGCTCAATGTCCAAGTCACGCCGCAAACCCCCAGCGATATCGCCGCTGCCTTCGGTCAAGCGTTTGGGCACGTTCCAGCGGGACGAGTTGAAGGAGATGCAGGCGGAACTGGCGGGACGCCGGATCGAAGCCTTGCGGCTCTACCGTCCGACCGACCAGCAGGAGGCGGTGCATCAGTGCCGGGCGAGCGAGATTCTGGTGCTGGGGGGGAATCGTAGCGGCAAGAGTCTCTGCACGTTCGTCGAGGACGCCCGTGCGGTGTGTGGCAAAGACCCGCACGGCAAGTATGCCGAGAAAGACGGCATCCTCGTCGTGATTGGGAAGGACTGGAAGCACATCGGTCTGGTCGTCTACCCGCTCCTGTTCATGGCGGGTGCGTTCAAGATCATCCGGGACGAGAACACTGGCGAGTGGCGTGCCTACAACCCGTCCACTGACTCCGCACGCGAGAAGGAGGCCAAACCAGCGCCTCCTCTCATCCCGCCGCGAATGGTTTCTAAGAAGTCGTGGATTCTCAAGTCCGCCCGATACATCCAGTCCTGCACGCTGACGAACGGCTGGCAAATCTACTTCTTCTCGTCGGAAGGCGAACCTCCGCAGGGCTTTTCGGCCTCACGGGTCCACATTGACGAGGACGTGAACAACGGCGATGCGTGGGTTCCGGAAATGCAGGCCCGCCTCAGCGACCGCAAGGGTGTGCTGACATGGTCCGCGATGCCGCACTCAAAAAATGACGCCCTCCAGAGCCTTGCGGAGCGAGCCGACAAGTTGGTGGAGGACGGCGTCGAGAACCCGGACATCGTCAAGTTCCAACTGCGGTTCCTCGACAACCCGCACATTGACGATGCCGAGAAGCGGAAGCGTATCGAGGCGTGGGCCGCTCTTGGCGAAGACGTTCTGCGGATGCGCAGCGAAGGAGAGTTCATCAGCGACTCGATCCTCTGCTACCCCACGTTCGCCATGCACGTTCACGGGTTTGAAAGAGGCGACCTCGACCGGAACGTCGTTCCCGAAGATTGGTGCCGCTACGCCGTCATTGATCCCGGACACGCCGTCACGTCAGTGCTGTTCGGTGCCGTGCCGCCGGACGAGTCCATGCTCCTCGTCTACGACCAACTCTACATCCGCAACTGCAACGCCATCATCTTTGGCGAGAAGATGGCGGAGAAGTGTAGGGGGCAGAGTTTTTATGCTTTTCTTATTGACATGCACGGCGGTCGCATCCGGGACATCGGCTCCGGGCGACTGCCGGTGGAGTTGTACACCGAGCAACTCAAGAAGCATGGGGTCGCCAGTGAATCGACCGGGCACAGTTTCCTTGCCGGGTGCGACGACATCTCGGCCCGCATGGCGGCGGTCCAGAACTACCTGCACATCCGCCCGCAGGGCACGCCCATGCTGCGGATTCTGCGTGGGACTTGCCCCGACCTTGAGCGGGAAATCAAGCGGTACAAGAAGCAGACCCAGTTGGTGGGCGGCGTGTACGTCGTGACCGACAGGCCGAACACCAGAGGGGAAGTCCACGCCTGCCAGTGTCTTGAGTACCTGTGTGCCTATCGGCCTCGCTACCACCGGCCTAAAAAGGATGTCGGTCCCGATCCATGGTACGTCGAGTGGGCGAGGAAGCGCAAGAAGCGCCAAGCCGCCGAAGCCGACGAGTTCATCTTCTTAGGCCCACAGTCAGGAGCGAAGTATGCCGGACGAATCCTTTAGCCCGCCGAAGGTTCAGATTGGGGACTGCGTGTACTGGTACAGCGATCCGCTGACGTGCGCCGAGCCGTCGCTGGGGTGGATTTGCGAGCGTCCGGGCGTGCAGACCCTGAGCATCCTCTCGTTCAGCACCAACACCGGTTTCATCGAGCGGCCGAGCGTGCGTCACCGCGACGATCCCGGCCTGCTGGAGAACGCCGAGTGGCGGAAGTGGGGCTGCTGGGAGTTCGCTCCGCAGACCGCCGCCCTCAAGAAACTCGACGGCATGATGGCACAGATTGCCGCCGCTACGGAGCAGTTGTCGCTTGCAAGGAAGCAGAACGGTGGAAACGCAGCCCAGAACCGGTGAAGACGCCCTGCGGTCGATTGCGCAAGGGTGGCTGAAGAAGATCGAACTGAGCCTCAAGCACAAGCGTCCCTTCAGTGAGGACGGCAGGGAGGCGATGTCGTTTTTCGACGGCCCGCACAACTGGTTCTGGAAGGACACCTACGCACGGCACGAGTACGGGTACAGCCGTGCGATTGCCCCGCCTGCGTTTCGCATGCAGGTGAACCGCGTGTTTGAGGCGGTCAAACTGTTCGGCTCCGTGATCTACCACCGCAACCCGGTGCGGAACGTCTCTCCCGCCCGCTACCCGTTCGTCACGCCGGAAGTCGTCGGCGTGGTGGACGAGCCGTCCATGATGGCGTACCAGCAGGCGGCTCAGGAGACGATGAGGCGTTCGGAGGTTCGCAAGGCCGTTGCCATGCTGATGGAGCGGTACTTGAACTACACCCCCAACGAACTGGACTTGAAGACGCACAGTCGCCGCGTGGTTGACGAAGCGATCATCAAGGGCATGGGCGTGTGGTGGACGGAGTTGGTGACGCCTCCGGGCTCCAACGTGTCGTTCGTCGGCTCATTCGCGGACAGCGTGGACAACTTCACGATGGACCCGGACGCCACCGAGATCGAGGACATCACTTGGTGTGCGAGGCGGTGCGTCCACCCCATCGACCAAGTCGCCAGCAAGTACGGGCTCGACCGCGAGCAGTTGAAGGGGCATCTGGAGGGAGCGAAGCCGCTCGACCAAGAGTCGGAGGCCCAGATTTTCTCGGACACGGAGTACCCCTACAAGGGACGCCGCGTCGGCAAGTCCAACGAGTTGGTGACGTACTGGAAGATTTGGAGCAAGACGGGACTGGGCGACCGCCTCAAGGACACGCCGAAGGAACTGGTCGGTGCGTTCGATGGGCTGGGTGAGAACTGCTACATCGTGATCTGCGAGGGGGTCGATTTCCCCCTCAACATGCCGCCCGCCATGCTGGAGGAGCCTGCGGACGAGCAGTCTGGCGTGCCCGAGTCCTTGTTCCGTGCGGCCCAGTGGCCGATCCCGTTCTGGGCGGAGTCCAACGGCTGGCCGTTCGTGCATCTCGACTTCCATCGCAAGCCGGGATACGTCTGGCCGATCTCCCACATCAAGCCGGGCATTGGCGAGTTGCGGTTCCTGAACTTCGCCATGTCGTTCATCGCCCAGCGTGTCGCCACGAGTTGCGAGACGCTGCTGGGCGTGAGCAAGGCTGCGGATCAAGACATCAAGGATCAGATACTCGCGAACTCCGAGAAGGGGTTCAAGGTCATCGAGATCAGCGAGACGCTTGGCCGCAGTGTCAACGACCTCATCAGCGTATTCCAGTTGCCAGAGGTGACGCCGGAACTCTGGCGAATCGTGGACGCTGTGGCACAGCAGTTCGACAAGCGGGTGGGCCTGACCGAACTCGCGTACGCCATGACCTCCAGCCAGATACGGAGTGCCACAGAGGCCAACGTGAAGGCGGAGCAACTGTCGGTACGCCCAGACGACATGGCGAACCGGCTGGAGGACTCCATGAGCCTTCTGGCCCGCCGAGAGGCGTTTGCCGCCCGCTGGCTCCTGAACCCGCAGGACGTGGAGCCGGTCATCGGCCCGCTGGGTGCGGCGGCGTGGGCACAGCACGTCGTGACGATGGACCCGACCATCATTGCCCGTGAGTTTGAGTACCGAATCGAGTCTGGCAGTGCCCGGAAGCCCAACAAGGCGACGAGGGTCGAGCAGATGCAAGCGGCCCTCCAGACGCTGGGGCCGATCCTTCAGGGGCTGGTGCCGATGGGCGTGGTGGACCCGCTCAACGCCCTCATCTCCGACTGGGCGGACAGCCTCGACATCGACGCCAAGCCGTACCTCATTCCGCCCCCTCCGCCGCCTCCGGAGCCGCCCGCTGCCCCATCCCAGCAGCCGCCGCCTGCTGGCGCGGAGGGGGCGAGTGGCCCTCTCCCCGAAGAACTGCCTCCAGATGGGCCTCCCCCGCAGGTTCCGCCAGAAATGAGCCCGTGACGGGACACAAACCTATAGAGCCATGAAGCACGACCTGCCACACGACATCGCGAACGCCCCGCACGACGTGCAGGTTCACTACCTGCGAATGATCGAGGCTGGGCAGCATCCGCAGTTTGCGGAGATGTGCGCCCTTCAGCAGCCTCCGGGAACGCGAGGCACTGATCGGGCCTTCATGCAGGGGCGGCTGAACGGCAACTGGATGGACGGCATGCCCAAGAAGGTGGCAAACGCGATGCTGCGTGAGGCGGCACTGGCAGGGATCAGCACGACCGGCAAGTTCTTCATGGGCGGCATTGCGGACAAGCGTGGCTTCAAAGACCCGGAGGCGTGGGTTGATGGCGCTGGCGATGTGCTGCGGGTCGCCAAGAAGCGTGACCTAGAGGTGCATGGGGCCGTCGAGTACGTCCCGCCGCAGAAGGGTCCGCCGAAGGAGGTGGACATCAACCCCCGCATCCTTCGCGAGCATGTCCGCGAGGCCATGCGTGCCGACCCCAAACTCAAGCGGGGCGAAGCCATCGAAAAGGTCAAGGACAAGATCGTTCCCCACTGGAAACGGAAGAAGCAGTAATGCCCAACAAGATCGAGCGACTGAGCGTCGTGAGTGCCCCGCTGGCGTTGACCGCCAGCGCCAGCACGACCGCCCGCATCCCGTTTTCGTCCACTGCCGGTGCCATCTTCACCGTCGAGGCGGTCAGCGGGGCGACCACCATCAACTGGTTCGTTGCGATGGGCACGGAACTGACTCCGATTGTCGCGAACGACGGGAGTGCCGCCGTCACCACCACCATCACCAACAACACCGCGTACCCAGTGCCTGACGCCCTGTTCGCGGCACCGTTCATCGTGCCGGTGCTGAACTCCGGAACCGCCACCATCCGCATGGCGTTCAAGGGCTGATGTATTACGCTGCGCAGGACATCATCGAGTATCTGATGGCGTCCACGAACGGCGGCGCTCAGGACAGCGAGCATCGACTGCTGCGCGCAGCCGCCCACAACGGCTACCGGGACGTGATCCACGCCCGCGACTGGAACTGGCACATCAGCGAGGCCACGCTGTCCGACGACACGCTTGTCGGCAGCGGCGACGGCATCACGACCTACACGCTGCCCGAGAACGTCAAGAACATCGACGCCCTCGTGCCGCCGCAGAACGTCTCGACGCCCACCGTCTACGTCACCCCGACTGACTGGTATCGGGTGGACATCAAACTGCCGACGCTCAACTCGCCAATCTACTGGACGATCATCAAAGACCCAGCCGCTGCGGATCGCTGGCTCCTGAAGTTGGCGGGCGACCCCCAGACGGCGACCTACAAGTACACGTTCCGCCGCAAGCCCAAGATGCTCAAGCACATGGGCTATGAGCCGCAGGTGCGGGCTGCTGGCTTCACTGCGCCCGGTGCCGTGAAGCGATACGGAACCGTCAACACGTTTCCCGAGTCCATGTACGGCATCAATCCGTTCACGGCTCAGGAGATCATCGGGCTGGCTGGCAGTCTGGTCGGCACACCTCCAGCCAGTGCCAAGACCGCCGTGTCGGACTACCTCGACGTGTCCGAGAATATGTACACGGCAGTGTTGAGTGCGGCGGAGATGTGGATGGCACGGCTGATGGGCAAGAACATCGAGGGCGCCACAGCACTCTACAACCGCGACCTCCGCATGGCGTTTGAGTCCGACACCACTGCTCCGCTGTCCGGCACCCGCAATGGCGGCATGTTCATTGGCACCGCGAGGGCACTGGGCTACTACTCGCCAAGTGGGCCTGACACGGGGGTTTGACGCATGCGAGCGCAGGACTGGAAGGGGCTCGTCACTGACGCCAGCCCGTACGCACTTCCTCCGGGAGCGGCGACCGAGCAGGTCAACCTTCGCTCCAACACCTCCGGGCAACTCACCTGTCGCGGCGGCATGCGAGTCGTCGCGTTTGGTAATCAAGTTGGCGAGGAGGTGATCGACATTTACCCGCACATCTGTGTGGGCCTTGCCCCTGCCATTACTGACGCCCTGATTGTGCTGAAGCCCAGCGGCGGGATTGAGGCATGGAGCGGCGCAGCGCTGCACACCCCGCCCGGACAGCCGGTGCTTCCTGCGCTGGCTCCACCCAGCGGTGAGATTCAAAGCAACTACATCGGACAGTTCAGGGCGCACGGGGGCGAGCCGCCGGTATGAAGAAACTGCTCACGGCTGGCTTCAATCCCGCGAAGCCTATCTCCTGCGCCCGGAGCCGCTACGGCGAAGTCATCATCGCGCAGGGCGGCGGCGTGCGGCCCAGACGATGGTCAGGCGCTTTGGCTGACGTGGCGGCCAAAGCGGGGCTTGAGGCTCCTCGCGACCCGCCCACCATTATCGTTGATCCCGCCAAGCGGTACTACGTTGCTCGCGTCGATGTGACCAAGCCGGGAGCCTGCTACAACGCGCCACCCGCCGTCACGTTTGCCACGCCATCGCCGCTGCCAACTGGCTTTCGGGCCGCAAAGGCCACGTCCTACCTGAGCCAGTCGTCGGTGGGCGAAATCCTCGTTACCGATGGGGGCAAGAACTACCTTGAGCCCCCAGCGGTGTCGCTGGGCAGCACGCACGGCACCGGTGCAGTTCTGACCGCATCGCTCGATGGCACGCCGCCGAGTGCTGACGGGTTGCATCACTGGGAGATCGTGGACGGCCCGCCGTTCGCAGATGAAACGGAGAACGACGTTCTGTCGCGCACGGCGTTCGCCGCGTGGCGGCCCCTTGAACTGACCATCTCCGGAAGCGGCGGCACCGTAACTGATACGTTTGGCGTTGCCGGATGGGACTGCGGGCCACCGGTCCCAATGCCGATCTACTACACGCTGAACCTCGCCTACACCGTAACTGGCGCGGGCTCTGGGACGGGTTGCAAGATTCGGGTCGGCTTCTACGGAGCCAACTACTGGACATCTTCCACGAACCCGTGCGTCATCAAATGGAATCTTGCGTGGGGGGTTTCCGGCATTTCGCTCATCTCGCCCGGCACAGGGTATTCCGCAAACTCTGTTGTTCGCGTTGAGATTCGCAGCGGCTATTCGCAGTCTGGTGCCACGCTCACGACCAATCCGTCAGGGGCGAGAAAAATCGTCCTAGAGGGCTGCACTCCCGGCAATGCCCGAAACACGACGACGCCGCGATTCAAGGTCGCCAACCTCGCCATCAGCAACGCTGGCTCCGGCTACACGGTCGCTCCGGAAATCCAGATTCGCTCCACCACCGGCTTCGGGGCATCTGCCGAGTCCACCGTCACTAACGGCAAGATCACTGCCTTGTCGCTTCAGAGCGGCGGAGGCGGATACCGCACCGTGCCGTCTGTCACTGCGGTGTCGGGCCAAGCGGAGGCGTTCGCGGTCGCCCGCCCGCACCTTCGTGGCAAGTACCAGTGCTACTACAGGTTCATCACTGTTCCCACTTTGGATGATCGCGCTCCGGCTGCGCCCGGCAATCTTTCGCCAGTTGCAGAGGTTGATACAGGCGAAGGGACGCGGCTAATACAGTGGCAGTGGGGCGGGCCTCTGTATGCGGACAAGCCCGTGAAGGTGGAGTTGTGGAGGACAACCAGCAACCAAGCCACCACTCTCTACAGGGTCGCCACTGTCGATCAATCTTCAGGATCGCAGGCCGATCCCGAATCCGGCTTCTTTGACAACCTGACTGACGAAGAGTTGCGCGACGCCAACCGCGCAGGCTACGCCGCCATGCCAATCGTCATGCCGAATGGCGACCTAAATGCCATGCGATTCGGGGTGCCGCCTTTCGACAAGGCGGTGGTGGTGCATTTCCAAGATCGCATGTGGTACGCCGTAGATGTTCCGCCCCCTACTCCTGAACCGGGCTACTTGGGGCCAGAGCCGAACAGCATCTACTTCTCGGAGGTGGACGAGCCGGAAAGCGTGCCGAAGACCAACGAGATTGTGCTGCAACAGAACTCCCGAGACGGCGACTCCATAACGGCACTCATGCCCTTCGGTGCGTCTCTGATAATCATGCAGAACCGCCGATGCTATTCGTTGAGTTTCGCACGCAAGCCGCTTCTGGACGCGGACATTACCCCGCTCGCGTATCGCGGATGCCTGAACCAGCGATGCTGGGACACGCATGGCGGAATCGGATACGCAATGGATCGGTCTGGCATCTACGCCATTGCTGGCTCTGGCGAAGTGCAGGACTTGTCGGCTCCAATCGCGGATATGTTTCGCTCGCGGATTGACTTCTCTCGCTCGACGTGGAACTTCCTCGTCATCGACCCCGTCACGAGGATTCTCCGGGCCTTTGTTTTCTTCACCGGAGACGGAGACGATCCGTTCAACGCCCCTACGCGGGTGCTGTGCTACAGCATCGACACGAAGACGTGGTGGGTCGAGCGTTACCCGCACCGCATCACGGCGGGCGTGCCGATGCGTCTCGGCAATGACTACCGGTGCGCCTACGCGGGCAAGGGCGGGGTGTACCTACTCGATCACGGCTCCACCGACTTGGCTCGCGGGACCATCACGCTCGTGTCGGTCATGGATCGCGGTGCTGGGTATCGGACGCCGCCCGCCGTGACATCCGAAGGCATTGTCGGAGCGGAAATGCAGGCCGTCGTGGACGGTCAGGGCGGGGTTAGCGGAGTCTGGATTCTGCATGGCGGACGAGATGCCGATGGTCCCGAGATTGCGTTGGGGCCACCGAACGACCCCACCTGCCAATCCCCGCGACAGGCGACCGTGTATTGCATAGCCACGTCGCCAGATTCGGACACTCCGACGTGCCCGGCCTATCGCTACAAGACCGGCAACTACGAATACCCCACTGACGCCACAAAGGGCGGCGACGTTGAGAATCCTCGATCCGTGTCGCTGACCTACAAGCCGCAGCCGTCTGCGTGCGAAATCTCGATGAAGATGTACTACAACAACTCGCCGCACCCGAGACCCAACATCGCGCCGCGAACGCGGAACGCAGGCTTCCGGGCCACGACGCCGGACGCTGCGTCACGGTTGGACATGGGCAAACTCACGGCTGAGTACGGCTACGACAGCGGCGTGGCAACGTCGGTGTTCTCTGGCAAGACGCTGGAGGACATGCGATCCGCAGACCGGCATGTGTCTGTGGAACTCATCGGTGCCCGTCGCACAAGCGACCCTGTCATCGTCTATCAGTTGGACGTTTTCGGCACCACAGGGGGTGCGTAATGTCGTACGCCGACCAGCGCGCACAGTTGCGGAACGCGCTCGTGTCTGCCGGGCTCAACCCTGACGCCGCGAGCAGCATCGCGAGCATCCTCGCCAACACGGCTCAGGACTCGCTTCAGTCGGCACGCACACGCAAGGACACGACGCCGGACGGCTTGCGAATGGTTGGGCCAGACGACCGCAAGCACGTCTTCCAGAACCTCGACTTTCGGGCTGGCGACCCCGACTATCGGCAGCAGCGAGTGCCTTCCTCTGAGCAGGACGTTCGCCCGCAGCCAGCACCGAACGTGACGGAGAACACTGCGCCTCAGCAGACCCCCGCTACTTTCCGCGTGGCTGGCGGCAATCTTTCGGATGCGGCTGGTGCTGGCGACTCCGTTCAGGTTGGCGTCCGCTCGCGAGTGGCGAAGCAGCCTCCCGGACGGCTTCCGATCACGATGCTGGACAAGCAGTCCAACACGCTCGTCGGCAAGGAGTTGAGGACAGTATCCGGCGGAGACGACGGTCGCGTTCGCTTCGACGTTAGCGAAGGCCCGAGAGAGGTTGGGGTTGGCCTGCAACTGGAGAACATCTCCCGCTATCGCGTCATCACCGGCATCGAGTACGAGCCGGGCATGGGCCTTCGCATCCAATACTCCACCATCTCCGCATGGGACGAGCGAGACAAGGAGACGCGGTGGCTGCACATGAACGAGCAGCGGGTCGTCACGGAGATCGTAGACGACCTCAAGGGGCCGCGAGCCCATACGGCATACGTCCCCACGTTCCGCTCTCGCCCGCGAGTCAACGGCGGCGACCCGTCTGTGCGTGGCAATCTGGGCGACGACTTGTTCTTCAACCTCGTCCGCGTCGGCACCTTCACTGGCGGCTGGAACATCGGGTCCACGAAGACCGTCACGCAGGTCTGGCCCGAGAGCGGCCGGAACGTGCAGGTGATGAACGGGACGCTTGCGGTGGCCGACACTGCCGAGACGAAGTACGTCCTGTTCTTTGCCCGCACCGAAGACAAGAAGGCTCCGGAAGAGGTTCGCGGCGAGGACGAGAACCCGCTCCCCAAGATTGTCGCTGGCACTGAACCGGCGGTGGCGTATTACGCCATCGAGATTCAGCACGCCACTGAGTGCATCGCCTTCTCGTCGCTCAACGGGAAGCGAGTGCAAGACCTTACAGGCTTCGACAGCACCAAGATTCAGGCGCTCACGCACGCCGTTGGCAGTCCTGCGTGCCTGCGATGGGATGGTGCCAAGATTGATGTGGTCACGGACGTGCAGTTCGAGGGAGGGTCGATTGTTGTCACCAAGACCCCTATCTACATCCTAAAGGCCGACGCTCCCTATGAGAGTAACTCGCTGGAGTTCAGCCCCGTGACCGCAGTCGAGGAACTGGGATTCGACGGCACCAACCTGTATGGCGACCGCAAGACGTTCTATGCCCTTTCGCCATCGACCGCCTCCGACACTACTGTTTCGACCTACGCGATAAACGCCCTAGAAAATCTGTCTCTCGGCGGTGTCGGGCTCTATGCGGATGTCAACGAGTTGCGTGTGTTCCAAGTCACTCCGCAAAGCGCAGCGGAAGTGCCGCTGGACGACGTGGAGGCTGGCGACTGCGTTGTGCTGGGCGAATCTTCCTTGACGCAGAACAGCGTGACCTTCCGTGCTTTCAATGCCGGGTCTGGCTATTGCACGTCGATTCCGCTGACGGATTGCGAAGAGCCGCCTCCTGAGTGAGAGACTGACTGTGGGCCTGTACCGATACGAAGGCAAGTTGTTGGTTCGCGGTGGCGCGCTAGCCACGTCCAGCGATTGTTGTTGCGGCGGCCCGCCACCGTGCGTGCCGTGCCCCGAAAATGTCTGCGACTTTCCGGCGGGGATCTTGTACGACTATCTCAATGTGCCGGGACTAAACTGTCAGGCGTTCACCACTTGGGACTCCCAAGTCTATCGCGTCATCAATAAGGCCAGCGCGGGGACGCCCGGAAATCCGTTCTTGCTGCCAGAGGGCCTGTCGTGGAAGAGTGGATACCCAGACGCGCTTTTCGGGTGTACATGGGCAAGTGTGGTACATCGTCGGCTTCGTGCCCAGTGTTATCAGTGCGGCGATGAAATAACGAACGACGGCAGCGAACAGCAGTTTTTCGGCCAGCAGTCGAAGTTCAGAATCGTACAACTCGTCTGCGCTGGCGGGCCTGAGTCAGCGGAAATCCTCGATCTCACCTCCGACGCCGTCGAGGGCGACGTGGACCGTGACGACACCGTTTTTCAAGGCAATCCCGGCTGCTCTAGCACGCCGTTTGCAGTCACCCCATGGTTGCCGTTCTTTCCCGACCCCGAGCCCGTCTGCAACGAGTTCCCATGATTACTGGTCGCCGCACATCTTTTGAAGCCCGATGCCGTGAGCGTGGCACCACACTCGACGCGGTGCGTGCGTGCATCGTCAGCGAGGACGGTGACAAGATCACGGTGGACGAAACGCACGAGGCATACCCGAAGGCACCTCCACCGCCGACGCTTCCCGAGCGGGTGGCGAACTTCGCGGTAGCCGCCGCCCAGCACGTCGCCGCCGGTGCCCCTCTGGCCTCCGAAGGCGAGGTTGAGCGTCGTCACGCGATCTGCCAGTCCTGCGAGTTTTTCGACGGGAAAGCCTGCTCTAAGTGCGGGTGCCCGGTCGTCCGGGAGCGGCAGTACATCAGCAAACTGTCGTGGGCCGAACAGTCCTGCCCGGTCGGGAAGTGGGGTCCAGAGCCCCACTAACTCCGCCGTTCCGCCTGCCCCTCGCGGACATAAATCTAGCGAGAGGCAGGCACATGCAGGTCAACAAGCGACTACAGGCTCCCACGTCCGCCATTCAGTCGAGTCGTTCATCGACGTACGACTACAGCGGCCTTGAGGACTTGGTGAAGCGTCAGGACGCCGTTGCTCCGCTGCGTGAGCAGAAGTACGCGGCCCTGTACAGCGGCGACATTCCCGGCTCTGTGACGGCAGGCCAGAAGATTCGCGACCTGCTGAAGGTCATCCAGCGGCACAACCCCAACGCGACTGAACGTGACCCCGTTGCGTTCTCGCAAGACCTGAAGCGGCCGGGCCGGGAAGAGTCCTCGTCCAGCGGCTCCTACAGGGGCGCCGTGATGGAGGAGGGCGCTCCGCCCGCCATCGAGATGCCGCAGGGTGGCAAGCGGGCCGTCGCTCCCATTGCTCCGGTCGCTGCCCCAGCACTCGCTCTCCCTGCGTCGGCGGTGAAGCGAAAGGCGGTCCCCGCCATTACGGACGTGATTGACGACCCGACCGGCGAGCGTCTTCGCCGGATCGCCGCAACTGCATGAGGTAAGCGATGTACTACGGACCCAGAAAAGCATCGGTGTACGACCCGCAGGACGTGAAGTCCGCGATGTGGAGCGGCAGTTCTCTCGGCAGGCAGATTGGCACCGAGATGGACAAGTGGCACGGTGCCTTCGACGCACAGGACGCGCAGGCTCGTGCCGCTCAGCAGCGGCAGCAGGCCCAGCAGGCCCAGCAGGCCCAGCACGAGCAGTCTCTTCAGGCCGCAGAGCAGCAGCGGCGGGCGTACGAGTCCGAAACCAACCGCATGGGGCAGAGCCAGAAGTACAGCCTTCTCGGCGGGCTTCTGGGCGGCGGCATGGGCGGCATGGGCGGCATGAGGCGGACGTTTGGGGATCGGCCCGCATCGCAGAGGCGTTACTGACGTGGCGTACAGCACCGGATACAGCGCTGGCGGTCGCCTTCTCGGGGGACTGAGCAAGAACCCCAACGTGGCGGCGTTTGGCAAGGCAAAAGCCATGTCGAGCGCTGCCGGTCTTGGCATGCAGAAGGCGTCCGACGACCAGCGGATGGCTCTCGACCAGATGCAGGAGGACAGCCAGCAGCGCATGCGTCAGGCGGGCAACGCTGCAACCCGTGCGTCAAACGAGTCGCAGCAGCGGATTCAGGAAGGCAACCTCAACAACCGCAGGTCCGTCTTCGACATGGATATGTCCTACGACTACGCCCGCCAGCGCCGAAAGAAGGACATGGACTTCCGGCAGATGCTGTTCGACGGCCTCACGAGGGACTTCTGAATGGCTGTCGGCTCTGACTCTCGTCTTGGCCCGGTGCCCCGTATGAACAAGCCGATGGGCCCGCCGCGTCCTGCTGCGCCCACGTCTCAGCAGCCACGCAGGTACTCCGGTGCGCCGCAGGTCAACGACAACGCGATGGCGGACATGGCGAACAACCGGCTGGCCGAAGCGGTCGGTGCCGGGAGTTCTGCCAGAAGTGCGATGGACCGTGCGGGCATCTCTCGCGGCAAGGGGCACCAGTACGCCGCCGACATGGCTGAGGCCGCATCGGACGCTCAGGCTCGCGCCGAAGTAGCCCAGATGGAGCAGGGCGCTGCCAAGCAGAACGCGATGTCGCGTCAGGCGTACGACAACATGCGATCCAACGAGCGGCTCCAGTACGACGGGCTGCTTGAGAACCTCCGCAGCAACCAAGCGTCGGAGCGGACGGCTCGTCGCGGCTGGGGGCAAGACCTGTACGAGACGATGCGTCGGGGCCAGTTCGGGCTCGATGGAATCCAACTCGACTACATGCCGCTTTTGGCTCGCCTTTTCCAGTAGGAGTTCCCATGTCTCAGGAAGGTATGGACGAGAAAGTTCTGTCGCAGATGAACGCCCCTGCGCTGCGTGAGTACATCCGCAGCCTGCTGGCGAAGCGCGGCAAGCCCCGTAGCGACAAGGAGTCGAAGGAGGCGGACAAGGAGCGGGAAGACCTTGCTGACCTGCACGAAGAGACGAAGGGCAAGACCGCTGGCGTTCCTGTGACTGACGAGGACATGCCGTTCGATCTTGGCGGCGACGAGGAATCAGACGGCGACGAGGAAGACTCGCAGGCCAGCGAGCCGCCCGCCCCGCCCAAGAAGAAGAAGGACAAGTAATGGGCGTAGGCAGTCAGGTACAGACCGCAGTTGGTGCAGCCGCATCAGCCGGTCGTGGCGTGCAGGCTGTTCCCAGCAACACCCTGACCAAACTGATCGCCATAGTCCGCGCTCGCCGTGCCGGTCGTGCGGCGGGCCCGCTCACAGACGGCGAACTGAAGGACATTATGGCCGCAGTGCAGCGCGGCGAGATGACCGACCTTCAGGCTGCGGAGTACGTCCAGCGACTTCAGCAGACTTCCGCCCCAGTGGACGAGGCTGTCGAGGCTCCCGCTGCCGCTGTCGTGACGCCGCCTGCGGAGCCGACCGCCGCCCGGCCTTTCTCGCAGGGTGAGGGCGGACGGCTTTTCAGCGACACGGAGCCCTCCATCGAGGTTCGTCCTTCCGGTGACGGCGAGACGTTTGTCTATCCGGACGGCACCGTCGTGGACGTGTTTGGCAACGTCGTCGGCACGCGGGCGGTGGACGAGGGCATCGACAACCTCGATGCGTCGGCCACCGATCTTGGGCCAGAGAGCGGAAAGCCTTCGCCTGCCCGACGTGGCGGCAAGTCAAACCTGACTCCCAACACCGCCAAGACCGATCCGCAGGAGTTTCTGGCGCAGTCCATCTTCCAGATGACGGCTCGTGCCGACACTGAGCCCGTCAACACGCAGTCGCTCAAGCGCCTTCTGAGTCAGGCCCAGAAGTACCGCACCGGCGATACCAACTGGATGCAGTTGAGCGAAGCGTTCAGCAAGATGGACGCCAACCAGCGCGCTGCGGCATTGGCGGCGCTGCCCGAAAACACGCGGCAGTTCCTCGCCTCTGTCAACCGCGACCCGGAGGTGGCAGCGGCCCGCCTCGCGCGACTTGAGGAGATGGCTGGCGTCAGCAATGCCGACCGTGCCGCCGAGCAGATCGACACTGCCGCACAGGCTCGTGCCGCTGCCAACACGCCTCGCCCCGCATCTGGCGACCGTGCTGGTGCTGTGGCCGACATCGGGGCCGCGAGGGAGTTGCTTGGGGAATCCCTGCCTGCTGGCGACTGGAACGCCCTGACTTCCGCCTTCAACAAACTGGACGACGAGCAGCGTGCCGCCGTGTTTGCGGCCCTGCCTGCGGACACGAGGAAGTTTCTGTCCGGCATGGTCGATCCGAGCCAGCCGACGCCTGCGTTCCTGCCGAATCTCGTGGCCGAGCGAACCCGACGATCCGACGTGTCTGGACTGCCCGACCCGCTGGCCGCGAGACAGGCGGCCCCGCAGGGGAACACCGACACCGCCGCCATGCTGATCGACCTGACGGCATCCCGCGTGGCCGCTCAGAAGCAGTCTGCCATGCTGGCGATTGGCGACGAGATCGAGGCCGCTCGCGGCAACAAGGAGGCGATGGACTCTCTCGTCGCCCGACGCGAAGAGATCAAGTCGGAGTTTGACGCCATCCTCTCGTCACGCGAGCGGCTTGCAGCGATTGCGGCACGGCAGGCGGACGACGAGTCAATGGCCGCAATGGAGTCCCTTGACGCTGCGGCCCGAAAGGCGGACAGCGAAGGGGATGCGGCTCGTGCTGTTGAGTTGCGCCGCAAGATCGGCCTCGTTGAGCGTCAGGTTGCGGAGAGGGCTCAGTCGTTTGAGGCGGCTCTTTCTCCTGCGCCGTCCACAGCAGCGGCAGGGCTGGACGAATCTGTCGATGCTGCACGTTTTGACAACGAGAACTTGCAGGCTGCGACCGCCCTTCGCAACGCCATCATCGGCACCGACCCGATGTATCGTGCCGAGCAACGCCGACTTCTCGACGCCAGCCGTCCGCAGCCCCAGCCCGCCGCCATCACGCCGGGTGCCCGCACGCCCGTTTTCGCAACAGATGTTCCTGCGGCCGAAATGCCGACGCAGTTCGATGCGGCTCTGGCTGCTGCTGGCGAGGCACAGACTCGCCGCGATGCCCGTGCGCCCGGCGGCGGCTTGAGCGAGGCGGATCGGCTGGACGCTGGTCAGGCCGCTTCGCAGCGCGAACTCCCGTTCTTCTTGCGTGGCCGCGACCGCAACGACCCGTTTGAGACTCGCCCTCGTGGGTCGCGTGGCATTGAGGGCAATGACCTCCGAGCCATCGAGAAGGCAACGGAGATGGAGCGCCAGATCGAAAGCGCTCAGGGCGAACTCGACGCCGCACTTGCCGACGCCGCAAAGGCTTCCGGCGTCCCGGCGATGGCTGCTGCCAAGTCGCGTGTCGAGCAGGCGGAGGCCCGCGTTCGGGCAGCGATGAACGCCATGGACGAGGCGTACCCCCCGCGTCTCGTAAACCCCAAGACGGGGCAGTGGAAGCCGTACAAGGGCGGCGAAGTTCCGAAGGGCATGTACGTCGAGCGTGGCCGCAAGGCGATGGCGGAGTCGCGGCTCAACAAGGGAGGCCAGCAGGAAACTTACGACGACCTTGTTCTGGGGATGGTGGGCGCAAGACCGAAGGCCAAGCGAAACCTAGACAGGGCCAGCGAGGGGCTTTCGTCTGAGGACGTGACCAACCTGACCTCTGACGCCGAGCGTGTATTTGGGGACGACGCCGACGAGTTCTTCGACGTTGACTTTGACGACGACTGGGCTGTTGACCCTCTCGACCTTGAGACGGCGGGAAGGCCCAAGAAGGGCCGACTTGGCGGGCAGCAGCAGCAGAGCCGGATTGAGTCCGCCATGCAGCGCATGTTTGGCGACACCAATCCGTTTGAACTTACGGACGCCGAGTTCAATCCCTTGTTCGCAAACGGCGAGGCGGTCGCGGAGGAGATTCTCGCCAAGAACACCATCTTCAAGCCGGGAACCGCGAACTACGAGTTAGCGAAGTCTCGCATTGGGCAACTGGTGGACCGCAAGTTCCAGTCTGCCGCGAAGAGGAATCCGCGAGACGCACAGTTCATTCCCGACGACGACAGCATTGACGCTGTTGCGAACTCTGCCACCAATCTCGGTGACGATGCCATCGCACCAACGGGCGGAAGCACTGCGCAAATCGGTGACGCGACTGCCGCTGACGCATCCGCGCCGAAGAAGGGCGGCAAGCGTTCTTCGGGTCGCAAGAAGGCTGAGGCCGATACTGCCGCACCGGCTACGGACGCTGCGTCGGAGGTGGCCCCGATCACTGGCCGCACGAAGACCGTCAAGGAGATTCAGGACGAGGCCAACGAGATCGAGCGTGAGGCTCGCAAGGCGGCGATTGACGAAGGCATGGACGTGGACGATGCCGACGCCATTGCCCGCAAGGCCCGCAAGGATCACGTTGACCGGGAGATGGCGGCTCAGAAGGAGATTGCCGCCAAGACCGGCAGCGGTAAGCCCGTGACCGATCCCGCTCCCGCAGCGGCAACTGCACGGACCCCCACGAAGATGACTGTTGGCGAGTTGCTTGCCGCTGCCCGCGAAAAGGATGGTGCTGTCGCGGACGCTGCCGACAACGTCACCGACAATCTCGACGCCTCTGCGACCGAGATCGACGGCACCATCCAGCCCAACACGACCCGCACCAAGACGTACGACACCGGCACCCCTCCCGCCGATGAGGCTCCCGGCTCGACGGTGCGCACGAAGCAGTACGACGTTGGAGATCAGGCCCAGCCGCCGAAAACCAACACTGACAGCGGCACTCAGCAGGCCGCTCCCCCTGCCACGAAGCCGTCTTGGATGAAGAGGATTCTGGTCGGCGGTGGCATCGCTGGGGGCATCGCCGCCCTCAACAACATGACCCGCCCGTCCGGGCCGTTCCAACTGCCTCCCGGCGTTGGGCCTGCCGGTGGCGCGGGGCCGCAGGACGTGCCGGTTTCCTTCCCGCCGGGAGCGGCTGGCATGGGCGAGGGCTCGATGGACGACACCGCCGCAGCCGTAGAAGTAGAGCGGCTGACCCGTGCGTTGAACCGCGTGCGGGGCCAGCAGGCCATGAATCCTAGTGAGACATCGCAGACGCTACTGAACTACAACGCCGGGTACAGATAGACATGGCTGACACCGTTATCGACCGCATCCGAAAGTTCCGCGAGTTGGCATCTCCTGCCGTATCGCAGAACTCTGAGATGACCACATGGGAGCCGACCGGCGAGGTTATCCCCGTGTCGGAGTACACCCACCGACAGGCCGAGCAGGGGCGTGCGACGAAGTCTGCCCCGATGCCGGGCGACGACGAGGTCGTTGTCGGCGTTCCGAACTGGCTGCGTGAGGAGCGGGCGATGGGCGTTCGCTCGACCCCAACGCGGCTTTCTGACACGCTGCCCGCTCCCGGTGCAGCCTCAGCACGTCGGCAGGCTGGCGCTAAGCCCCCGACGCTGTCGCACGACGCGATGCGTGCCGAGTGGCAGCACGCCAACGCTGGAAATGCGTCGTATGACGACTACCTCAAAAGCATGACCGTATGGGAGCCGACCGGCGAAGTCATTCCCGTGTCGGAGTACAACCGCCGACAGGCCGCTGCTGGCCGTGCGACCAAAGAGCAGTGGCTGGCAGGCGATCCCAACGAACTGGAGAACGGAGTCCCGAAGTGGCTGCGATACGAACGAAGCACTGGTGCCATCCCGTCGCCGCAGACGCTAGCCGACCGCATGCCCGCTCCGGGCGCTGCTGCGGCGGCTGCACAGCAGGCCGCTGCCGGTAAGCCTGTCGCTCGTCCCGCTGCCGGTAAGCGTGCCGCCCGGCCACCCGCCCCCCAGCAGCCAGTTGGGCCAGTTGCCCAGTTAGTCTCTGAACTGTCGCAGCGAGGGGCACCGCCCCGCATGCCAGCGCCGGGCGAAGCGTACGCCGCCGCGAGGCAGGCTATCGACGCTGAGAAGTCTGCTGGTAAGCCCGCCGCTCCCGAGCCAGAGCGAGGCATCTTGCCCGGCGAGGAGCAGGTTACGACGTTCGATACATTCCGCATGCTGAACCCATCCATGCGAAAGGGCGTCGAGTCGGTCTACGCTGCCAGCGGCCACGAGGGCGGCATCCCGTTTGAGGACTGGCTGTCGGAAACCTACGGCGACCTTCCTCCCGCCGCTCGCACTGCGGCGATGGAGGCCACTGCTATCGAGCATGGCGTATCGCTAGACGAGCCTGCTGGCTTGCCCGCCAATGCTGCCAGCCCGCTGGCGAGAGATCGTGTTGCCCGAGATATGCCGCTCCCAGAGGGGCGTGACCTGCGGCAATACAGCCCCGAGCAGCGCAAGGTGATGGCGGAGAATCTGCACAACCCCGAAGTGCCGATGACTCCGTTTGGCGGCACCTTCACGCTGACAAGCGAGGGAGCCAAGTCGATTCGGGCACCCGACCCGAACCTCATTGCCACTGCCGAAGCAGCCGCCCGCATGCACGGCGAAGGCTCGCAGCCGCACATCATCGCGCTTGCGAAGGCGATGCACATTGACACGTCGAAGTATCGGCAGCGTGACTACGACATGCTTGTTGCAGACACGATGCGGGAGAAGGCCCGGTATGACGCCAAGCAGGCGTCGAGCGACATCGAGCGGATGCCGACCGGTGCGTTCCGGTACGTCCCCAATGAGCGCACTCAGGAGAACGTCGCCACTCGCAACCGACAGGCGATGGCTCGCACTATCGGCAACCGGTACGCCCGCATGCTGACGCCAGAGCAGGCGCAGATGCTGGACGATGCCGCCAATAGCGAGAGCGGCGTGGAGGTCATGCGTGGTTTGAACGAGCAACTGCGTCGGCAGTACGAACGCGACCGGCACCGTGACGTTGGCAACCGTGCCGCCAACTACAACATCTCGCAAGACCTGCGAAACCCCAACTACGCTCCGGGAATGAACGTCCGGACGCTGATCGAGGCCGTTCGGTCTGGCGACCCGCAGATGGCTGGTGCTGCCTATGACATCATGGGCAACCCGGCGGCTGCGGCCCAGAGCCGACAACTGGCTGCGTCGTTTGCCAACGCGGACGCTACTTCCAATGCCGCGCAGGTCGAGGCGGCGAACAGCATGGCTATGGCTCGACTGGAGGCCGAAACGCAGAAGGCGGTGGCTGGCATGCGGGAGGGCACTCCGGAGGATGCCAAGATGGTTGCCGACCTCCAGCAGGAGCAGATGAATAGCATCTACGCTCTTGAGACGCCGGACGAGCAACTCAACGCCATGCGGACGTTTGTGCAGCGAGTCAGCCCCGACCTTCCTGCGCCGCAGGTTGAGGCCAGAGCGATGGCGAACATTGCGGCACACCGTGCCAGAAAGCACGGTATCAACGACCCGGTGGTTCAGGCGCACCTGACAAACCTGTTCAACACCGACAGGAACGCCTTCATGCAGTTCGCTCAGATCAGTCTTGGCATGACGCTGCCGCAGGCAAAGGAGTTCTACACCAGCCAGCGAACTTTGCTTGGCAAGGCGGCTGGCCTCGTGGGGTTCTAGTCCATGAGCCTCCCGCTGTTTGAGCCCGCACCGAGACGCAAGCGGCCAGCGGGCTACATCCCGCTGTTCGATGAGGCCACGCTCGCGGACGAGCCCGTCATGGCGGACAGCGTCACGCCAGAGGAGCGTGACTCCATTCTCCAGAGCGTTGGAGAACTGACCGGCGGCACCGTCTCCCGCGTGGCCGACCTGCTCGCGATTCCCGGCGACTACACTCGCGGCTTCCTCACTGGTCGTCCCGGCGACCGCGTGACCGGCCGAGAGATGCTGCGATCCGCTGGGCTCGTCGGCTCGCAAGACAACTGGGGCAACTTCTTTGGCGGGCTCGCAGCCGAAACCGTTACCGACCCGCTCGCCCTCCTGTCCGGCCCAGCGAAAGCCCTGACCCCAGCAGGCAATGCAGCAAAAATGGCTGGGGTGCTGGACAATGCCGCCACCGCTGCCACCCGGAAGGCGATTGCGGAAGGGCTCGACAACGTGGCCCTGCCGATGGTCGCCAGACGCAATAGGGAGGCTCTGGAAGCCACTGGCCGCAACCTGACGACATTCGACCCGGCAACTGTCGGTCGCCCTCTGTACGGCAAGCGGACGGGCCAGCGGGCGGTATCGCTGGACGACCTCATCCGCTACTCCGACGACCAAGTCGGCACGGAGCGGTCGCTTCGCGGCGTGCTGGGGGATGCCGAGTTTGAGCGGCTGCGTGGCGAACGCGGCTTGTCCAAGTCCTTCGGATTTGGTGCCCCTTTCTCGGAGCCGTCCGTTGTGGGCGACTTTCTGGGCGAGCGGTTTGGCGACACCTACGCCGACGCCCTCGACACGCTGGGTGCTGCATACCGATGGAGCCCTGTCGGCAGAGCGAGCGCTGCGATGTTTGACAGCAAGGCTGGCGGTGCCCTCGACGCCGAAGATCAACTGACCAACATCGCCAACCTCACCGCGAAGGAGCGGATGGGTGGCATCGCCACCGGTGCCCACACCTACCAACTCGCCCGCCTGCGTGCCCAGCACCCGGACGTGTTCAGCGAGGAAGGCAATCTCGCGTTGGGCCGGTACATCGAGGGCTACAGCGCCGCAGAGTCTGGGGCTCCCAGCGTGATGACGGCTGCGGACAAGGCATACGTCGAGAGTCGGCCCGCACTCAAGGAGTACGCCGACAACTGGATCAACAACCGGCAGGACTACCTCAGCGAGTCGAGGCGCGCAGGGCTCTCGGCCAACGAGATGCGTGACGCCTACGGCATCGACTACCTGCCCCGCAAAGCGGAGGCGTTGCTGGAGATGGAGGGCAAGGCCAACCGCAAGGTCGGCAACGCCCTGTCCGCAATGACGGGCGACATGATGGGCCGCACCGCCGCAATGCAGGTTCCGGGCGGTCGCGACACCATCATCGAACTGTCCCGAGACAAGTTCGTTTCCGGCGGAAAGCGTCTCGCCGCCACTGACGATGATGCCGCCCAGCATTTGGTGGGCGTGCTGAACGCCAAACTCGCTCCGGGCCAGCCGCCCATCGAGATGAAGCAGGCCCGCAACCTCGCTCGCGTGCTGCACTCGCTGCCAGCGGAGGTCGTGGATCGTGCGCCGCTGTTCGGACAGCACCCGACCGAGATGATCGGCTCGTACATGCGCGGCCGCAACGAAGCGATGGCGACGGCCAGAACGCTCACGGACTCGCTTGCCACGATGGCGACCAACCAAGCCTACGGCGAGGTTCCCGGCGGCAGGCACATCTCGCTCGCTGACGCCATCGAGCGGCTGGGGCTCAAGACGTACGACAACGCCAACTTCGACGTGCTGGATGACTTCGGCAACGCCGCTCGCCCGCTGCAAGGGGCGGCAAACAACGTCCGCCAGCGGCTCGCCCAGATATTCGGCGGCGACCCCGACGCGATGAAACTGTCGGAGTTCTCCATCCCGGAAGAACACGTCAACCGGCTGCTGCGTGCCCGCGATGCGTTCAGCAATGGCGAGGTGGCCGGGAAACTGGTGCAGTATCTGGACTGGTACACGCAGGCGTGGCGTGGCTCGATCTTGACGTGGCCCGCCCGAGCGGTGCGTGATCTCTATTCCGGAGCCGTCAGCAACTGGCTGGAGGGTGCCCTCAGTGCCGATGGCGTCATGGCGGCGAGGGCGCTGATGCAGGAGGGGCCGCAGAGCCCTCGCTTCTTGAGGACGCTCAAGAGCATCTCGCGGTACGCAGGCGACGACGGGGTCGAGTTGTTCTACGCCGACCTCGCCCAGAGCGGGCTCATCGGGGCGAATCAACTCAACGAGGCAGGGGCCAGCGTGCTGGGGAAGGGGGCTCTGTCCGCACTGCCGGGCGATACGCCCATCACCACAGGCACCATTCTCAGCGAGTTGGCACCACAATCCGGCAGGTCATGGCAGCAGTTCGGCAAGGACTTCGGGACGTGGCGGTCCAAACTGAATCCGCTGGCCGAGACGCGGAACCCGATCCTCCGGGCTGGCGAGCAGATGAACACGCTGACGGACGGCATCAACCGCCTCAGCGGGTACATCGAACTGCTCAAGCAGGGGTACGATCCGCAGGCGGCGGCGAGGGCGATGAAGCGTGCCCATGTGGACTATTCGTCGCTCACGGAGTTTGAGAAGAAGTACCTGAAGGGAATCTTCCCATGGTACTCCTTCCAGAGCCGCATCTTCCGTGAAGTGCTGCGGCAGTTATCGGAGCAGCCGGGCGGACGGTACGGCCAACTGCTTCAGGCGTCGGAGGCTGTGCAGGATGAGGGCGAGGGAACCTACGTCCCGTCCGGGCTGCGGTCACAGTTTGCGTTTCCGATCCCAGAGGAGTTCGGTGGCGTCCCGTCTCCGGGCACGCAGGCGTACCTGACCGACATCGACTTTCCCGGCTTCGACCAGATCAACATGATCGCCACTCCGGGCACGCTCAGCGGTGCCGCTGCGGGGACTGGGCGGCAGGTTGCGATGCAACTGCACCCGCTGTATCGCATGGCAGTCGAGGGAATGGTCAACACCGACCTGTTCACCAACCGCCCACTGGGAGACTCCACGTCCTCGCTCGACGCCATCGCCCGCAGCGTGACGGGCGACCAGACCGCCGACGTGCCGTTCCTCGTGGAGAAGACAGTCGAGAACCTGCCGTTCGCTGGTCGTCCACTCTATGCCGCCCGCTCGCTGCTCGACACGCGAGGCGACCGCCCGCTCTCCGACCGCGTGTTCACCACCGGGTTCAACGCACTGACAGGCGTCAAGCGACGAACGGTCGCGGAGCAAGACGCACTGGCCGATGCGATGCGTGAGATCGAGACGAGCATCGACCCGTACACCCGTGAGTTCAAGCAGGTCTTCATACCCGAAGCGATGCAGCCGATGGTGCCGAACTGGGCACTGCGTCGTCTGGCCGTTCACCGGGCACTGGGCCGCGAGCGCAGGGAGGCACGCAAGCCCGCTGCGAAGAAGGGCAAGAAGCGGCAGTCCGACACCGGTGCGGTGACGCTATTCGATTAGTTGCGGCGGCTGAGGGATGTCCCTCCGCACCTGCGTCCAGTCGATGTAGGCACGCTCTGCGAGCCCCATCGTTCGGTGCCCGAGATGAAGCCTGCCCTTGCCGGGATGGAGCATCTCGATGTGCGTGGCACTGGATCGCCTCAGCCATTTACTCGACCCGCCGATGTTCAGGCTCTTGAGGTAGGCGAACATCACCTTGTTGCCACCGCTTGCCGTGATAGCCCACGCCAGCACCGTCCGGTCAGTGGAGAGTGACAGCATCTGCTTGACAGCATCGACGCACGGCTGCGACAGAAGTTTCGGCAGCGGGTCGCCCGTCTTGTGCTGCGTCCACCACAGAGTGTCGCCGCTGAAGTTGCCTGCCGTCATCCTCCAGAGGTCGCCACGCCTCGCCCCCGACTCGTAGCCGAGCAGCAGCCAGCACCGGAGGAATAGCCCCACCGGGCACCCCGAGCGAAGACGCTTTTCATCCAGCGAGAAAGTCCCCTTGACAGCCGTACAGCACTGTTCTAAAGTCCACGCCCTAGTTGGCGGTCGATGGGCCTTGATCTTGACGATTCCTCTGGGGATCGACTTCACTAGCCCGCGATCAACGGCGTAGTTCCACAGCACCATGAGCATGGCACGCTCATACGAGACTGTTACGGAGGACACGACTTCCAGCCGCTGCTTCAGGTAGCGGTTGCAGGATGGGGCCGACAACTCTCCCAAGTTGCGGGCCAGCCGTCGCAGGCTGTGCGAGTAGAGCCTGCTGACAGCACGTTCACTGAGATACCTTTCCGCCAAACGAGACGCTGAAATCATGGACGCACCCCTCATCGAGCAGGCCGAAAGTATCGAGGACATGCAGGGCATCAACCCCCCTGCAATGAGCCCCGATAGTGGCAACCCGCTCGCTATGGGCGCACAAGCAGCATGTAGAGCCGGGCTTTCACGCCCCTACATGGTTCCTGTGCGACCGGTCGATATTCGGCGACAAGAGACGAACGCCGACTACCACGCTGACGAAACCCACAGGTCTTGCAGCCGAGTCAAAACGCTCCTTGACTCGACCACCCTGTACCACCAGCGGTACGTCGCCAAAACCCTCCCGCCCTACCAGAGCAGTGCCCTCGATCACGGCACTCTCATGCACCGGTGGCTGGAGGAAGGCGATGCCTTCCTTGAGACGCTGGTGTCTCCTCCGCCAGACACACTAACAGCCACCGGACAGGTTGGCAAAGAAGCCAAGAAGTGGGCTGAAAACGAGGCTCCCGCAGGGGCGACAGTCGTCGGCCCGAAGGAGCGTGCCCAGATTCTGGCGGAAGTCGCCGCCATCAAGGCGAACCCTGCCGCCGTCGAACTGATCGACGCCATCATCGACCACGAGGTGTCGGTGCGATGGACGACGCCGCAGGGCGACCGGCTGAAGTGCCGGTACGACGCACGCACTCCCGACGTGTGGATCGACCTCAAGACGACGAGCGACGAGGACATCCGCAGTCAGTGGCCCGCGAGCGTCATTCGCTTCAAGTACCACCTCCAAGATGCGTGGTATCGGCTGGGCATGGAGGCGTGTGGCCTTGAGCCACGCCCGCTGCACTTCATCGTCATCAGCACCAGCATCTCGCACGACTGCCAAGTCGTGACGCTGCCCGAAGTCGTCGTTGCCGAAGGGCGGCGGCTCATGGACCGGGCTCTCGCTGACCTTCGCCTGCGTGAAGACCTCGACTGGTGGTTGCCGGACCATCACGGCGAGGTGTTTGAGTTGGAGTTTCCGGCGTACTTACTGAGGAGTTTCCAGTCGTGAAGACCCAATCGCTTTGGACTGAGGCCAGCGAGCATCTCGACCAGTTGTTTGCGGCACACGCCGCTGCTCTCGGTCAGTTGAAGAACGCACCGCGAACGTGCGTCAGCCACTTCGCGAAGAAGGGGCCGGACGGCAAGCCGATCCCCGACTACGCGGACCTCGCCACCGTGTTCGACACGATCCGTGCGGCCCTCGCCGCCAACGGCCTGAGCGTCACGCAGACGTTCATGCCGTTCGGAGAGGACGGCTCGACGCTGATGCTGGTGACGACGCTTGGTCACAAGAGCGGCCAGTTCCAGCGGTCGTACCTGCCGATGAAGGCGAACGTCCCACCGCAGCAGTTGGCGTCCACCGCCACCTACCTGAAGCGTGTGGCGTTGTGTGCGGTCGTGGGCATCGCTGCCGACGACGACGACGACGGCCAGCAGGCCAACGCCACGCACGCCACTGCGACGGTGAGCGACGAGCCGCGAATCGTCGCTGCCCTCCAGAAGAAGTTGAAGGCGGCGAAGGACGCGAAGGGCAGGGCGGCAGAGATCGCCCGTGCCCAGAAGGGTCTGTCAGAGGGGCTTCTGAGCCAGAAGTCGTTCGACCAGATCAAGGACTTGGCTGACGCACTGGACGAGCAGCAGGAGCCAGCGTTGGCGTCCTGACCACACAAGGAGGTTGGGCCTACCCCTCAGCGCCGCGCCGGACGGCGTCCCATCCATCCGGCACTTTTTCCCATGAACCAGAAACTCCTCGACTACAGCCGCGTCATCAGCGTCATGGCTCAGCAAGACGTGCTGGGCTCTGACGTGGCCGACCACTTCTGCAAGGCGATCCTGCCGCAGTTGCTTGCGGAACTCGACGTAATGACCCGGCTCGCTGACGTACGCATCGCGGCGGCACTCGACATCCCGCAGCCTGTCGCTCCGCAAGAGCCGCAGGAGTGCGAGGCGACCGTCTGCTCCAGCCGCTGGGCCACGAACCAAGAGAAGGTGCCCGCCAAAAAGGCGAAGAAGGCACGCAAGAGAACCCGTGCAAGGAAGCCGAAGAATGAACACGCTGACGCATGAGCCAGTCGTCCTCCGCGACTACCAGCAGGACACCGTCCGCAGCATCTGCCTCGCCGCGAAGGGGGGTGCCCGCCGCATCACCGTCGCCCTGCCCACTGGTGCTGGCAAGACGGAGGTGTTCGCGGAGTTGTGTCGGATCGCACGGTTCCCGCTCGTCATCGCTCCGCTCATCGAACTCATGCGGCAGGCTCGCGACCGCCTGCAACTGCGTCTCGGCGAGGGCTGTGACATCGAGCAGGGGGCGAACTTCGCGGAGTGGATCGAGGGTCTTCGTCGCCGTGTCATCGTCGGCTCGCGGGACTCGCTGCTCTCTGGCGACCGCTACAAGATGGCGGCGTATGACCGCGTGACGCTGGTCGTCGTGGACGAGTGCCACATCGGGACCACGCCAGCGTTTGAGAGGCTGCTGAACCACTTTGAGTCGCGAGGGGCGACCATCGTGGGCTTCTCCGCAACGCCCTTCAAAAAGAAGGGGAAGGCTCTGCGGTATTGGCCCCGCCCCGAAATCTCCTACGGCATGGCGGACTTCATCCGGCAGGGCTGGCTGGTCGGCCCGACGTGCCATCTCTCGGAGAGCAAGGCGTTCGACCTGACGCTGGTGGACGAGGTGGCTCACGAATGGGATCAGAGGCAACTCGCAGCCGTCCTGACCGGCGAGCATTTCGCTCAGGAGATCAGCAGCCTCGTCCTCCAGACGCATGCCCGCATGCCCAGCGTTATCTACGCTGGCAAACTCAAGCAACTGCACCTGCTGCAAGACGTGTTCGCCCGCTACGGGTGCCGGGTGGCCGTCGTCCACAGCCGCCAGAACGAGGTCGAGCGTGCCGCCAACATGGAGGCGTTCCGGTGCGGTGACGCGAGAATCATCATCAACGTCGGCGTCCTGAGTTGCGGCTGGGACCACCCCGAAGTCCGGAACATCTACTTCGCCGCACCGCAGCGATCCCTCTCGCGGTATGAGCAGCGTCTGGGTCGAGGCACACGCCCACTGCCGGGCGTGTTGCAGCCGGGCATGACGCTGGACGAGCGGCTGGCGGCTATCGCAGCGAGCGATAAGCCCACGTTCCATGTCTACGACATCACGGACTCCAGCCGCAACCACCAGATTCTCAACGCCCTCGACGTTCTGGACGCCAAGACGCGGAAGTCGAAGGCCCGCCGGGAGCGTGTCGCCTCTGCCATTGGCAGCGAGGGTGTCAATGCGATGGATGCCATCGCCGCTCAGGACGCACACGACCTCGCGGAACTGGAGGCGAAGACCGCCGCCATCATCGAGAAGCGGAAGCGTCTGATCGTGGGCGTGACGTTTGACCACACGACACGCGACCTGTTCGCCGCACCGACCGGCCCCAAGAAGCGGGGCTGGCGGATGCTCTACGGCAAGTACGAGGGCGTGCCGCTCACCGACATCCCTGCCGACTACCTGTCGTGGGTTCTCAACTCCACGAAGAAGGAGTCGCCGTTCAAGTCCGCTGTGCGCCGGGAACTGGTCGCACGCAAAACGAAGGGCAAGTAACCGCACACGCGCTGTTCATTTTCTCGTACCAGCCAGCGCATCGAAATCAAAACGGTCGAGCCAAAACAAACCGCCCTGAACTTGATCGGGCGGCTGGGTGATGGCAGCACGAAATCCGGGCAACGGGCAGGTACTTGATCCTGCCATGCCGCCGCAAGGCCGCATGACTCGCTACGTCCCGGTGGTTTGCTGAAGAGGGGCCGAATAAGGCTGTCCATCGCCACCCCGTATGGGGTTGCTGAGCAGGGCTCCCGGCCCTCTTCAGCACGGAAGCGATGCGCACACGCGGAGACATAACGATGCCGAAAGACCTGATCCTGCTGCGGTACACCGACGCCAACAACCGGCGGCTCGCCGCTCTCTGTCGCCCGTCGAACGGCGTGGAGGTGCTGCGTGACGTTCTCGGCGCGGAGACGGAGTCCGACGAGGAGTGGTTTGCACAGCCTCACCAGTCGGCTGTGGTGATCGACACGGATGGCGCAGTGACCATCACGTCGCAAGAGGACATGGCGAGCCTGTGCCTGTGGCTCGCTGTGGCTAGGCAATGGCTACAGGCTCATGGAGGGTGAGATGGGAAACATCATGGCAGCGGCTCTGAGCAAGTTGTTCAAGGAGAACTCCGACCTCGTCGCGGCTGCACACGCCGCTGCGGAGGTGCTGGCTCGTGGCAAGCAGTCCAGCGAGCAGGTGATGGACGTTGGCGACACGGGCTCTGGCCTGCGTCACGCGACGTTCCAGTGGCGGGTGGAGTTCCAGTCCCTCAACGACCTCAAGGACTTTGACAACGCCATGACGGCGATCCTTGAGACGGTGCTGGAGGCATGAGCAATGAAGTGCTGTCGGCGTTCGCAGACGAGTACCCGTTCTGTGCCGTGTGCTGGGCACGGCACCTGCCGCTGCACATCCACCATCTCCAGCAAGGTGCTGGGAGGGTCCACGACAGGCGTTGCCTCCTCCGTCTCTGCATGTATTGCCATGACGGGCTGCACAGCGGAGGCAAGCACGACCTCACCAAGTCCATGTGCCTCACCGCCAAGCGGGAGGTGGACGACGCCAACTACGACCCTGCGTTTTTGGCTTCGCTACGTCGGAAGGTGCATCTCGGGTATGGGCCCGGACGCTACCCCTTCAGGGTCTTCATGTGGCGAGAGCGGAACGGAACCCCACCGGAGATAGAGCGCATGGCGATCAACAGCAGGCAGAAAGGCAAGCGTGGCGAGTTGGAGGCGGCGGCGGAATGGAACCGCCACCTCCCGCAGGCCCATGCCCGCCGGTCGCAGCAGCACAGCGGCACGGAGTCGGCCAGCGACCTCATCTCGCCGGGCACGCCGCACCTCTGGCTGGAGGTGAAGCGTGTCGAGCGGGGGCTGAACCTCCACGCCGTCATGGACAAGTCTCGCGAGCAGTGCGGCGACCTCTGCCCGGTGGTGCTGCACCGTCAGAACGAGAAGGAGTGGCTCGTGACGTTCCCGCTGGAGCAGATCGAGCGGTTCATCCAACAGGTGCAGGGGGCTCGGTGATGGCTGAAGACCACTCGTTCCTCATCAACGGCGTGCGGTGGCTGTGGCGCTACACCCGCCTGAAGGGTCAGGCTATTGGGTGGACGTTCATGCCTGACCCCAAGAATCAGTTGGTCCGCAAGAAGGTGTTGATTGACGAGAGGCTCAAGGGGCGTGCCCGTCTGAATACGGAGATTCACGAGTTTCTGCACGCCGCCAACCCCACGCACAGCGAGGAGCATGTCACCCAGCAGGGCGACGATCTCACCCGCATCCTGTGGTCGCTCGGATACCGTCGCAAGGAGGACGCATGAACGTCTCTCTGGAATGGTTTGAGGTGTCGCGTGCCGCCCTCGTCGGCGTGTCTCGCAACGTCGAGGCGATGCGGAAGGGCTGCGTCAGCAGGCTCTCGATCAGCGACGAGTGGAGTGCCCACATTCTGGGTGCGTTGGGCGAGGCAGCGTTTGCGAAGGCGACCAATCGCTACTGGAGCGGAAGCGTCAACACCTTCAAGGCTGCGGACGTTGGCGACAACATTCAGATTCGCACGCGGAGCAAGCACTCCTACGACCTCATCGTCCGCGACGGCGACCGTGACGACGACGTGTATGTCCTCGTCACCGGAGGCCCAAACGACTTCACGCTGCACGGCTGGATGCGGTGCGGCGATGCCAAGCGTCCGCAGTTCAAGGCGAACTACGGCAACTACGGGGAGGCGTACTTCGTGCCGAAGTCTGCCCTGCACCCGATGGACCCCCTCATCTGCAAGGAGTGCTGACATGAGGACTCTTGGGACGACGATGATGCAGACGTTCACCGGCAAGGTCATCGACCTGTCCGACTTCACGGTGGACGATGTTCGGCTTCCGGACATCTCGCACGCACTGTCGCTCATCAACCGGTTCACGGGTCACTCCAAGTGCCCGTATTCGGTGGCGCAGCACAGCGTCATGGTCAGCAAGATTTGCGACCAGCGACACGCCGTATGGGGGCTTCTGCACGACGCCAGCGAGGCGTATCTGGGCGACGTTGCCACGCCGCTCAAGAACATGCTTCCGGAGTACCGCGACCTAGAGGAACACATTCAACGCACCATCGCCTCCAAGTTCGGCTTGGTGTGGCCCATGCCCAGCGAGGTGAAGGAGGCCGACCTGCGTGCGTTGATGGCGGAGAAGCGTGACCTGCTCACTGTCGATCACGATTGGGGCATCGACGTTGAGCCGATGGCTGGCCCCATCCTGCCGTACTGCTGGCAGCAGGCAAAGCAGTTGTTTGAGGACCGCTACAAGGAGTTGATGCCGTGATGAAGGAAACTGAGGGTGCGTCGGTCAAGTACGCCAGTGGTGCCGTCCGGTCGAGCGATGCGGAGTTGACGAGGTACGACCTCATCAGCCCCATCGGTCTGGCTGCGGTCGCTGCGGCGTGCGCTGAGGGTGCGGCCAAGTATGGCGACTTCAACTGGGAGAGGGGCATGCCAGCCAGCGACATGCTGAACCACGCCATCCGTCACCTCTACCTGTTTCTGGGCGGGGACCGAAATGAGGATCATCTCGGACATGCAGCATGGAATGTCATGGCTGCGATTCACTCGCTGGAGGTGTGGCCGCACCTCAACGAGGGCACGTTGCGAAGCGGCTACTGCGAGGCACCAACAAAATAATGATTGCTCTCGTCGTAAAGGACTACGACGACCAGAACATCACTGAGGACTGCGAGGCCGGATGGAGGCGGCTTTGCAGCGAGGTTCTCGTCAGGACTCACTACCACCTTGTCGAACTGTGCCGCCGACACAGGCGTCTCGGGCGGTTCGGCATGCAGCCGTCGTCTCGCCGGGAGTGGGAAGACCTGCGCCGCCAGATTGCGTCGTACCGCTGGGTGTTTTGCGGCACCGGCGGGGAGTTCAAGTTTGAGCAGACGTGCGAAGACGTGGGGCTCGACCCCGATCTCGTGCGACGGCAACTCCTGTCCCAGTGCCGCCCACGCCGGGACATAAATCTTCTGGTGGACTGGGTAGTTCGCCAAGAGAAATCGCAGGACACGCGGTCGCGAACATGCAGCCGCCGTCGTGCGAGCGAGCCGTTCAATCTGGTGGATGCCGTGAGGGAGTTTCGCTCGGAGCATGCGGATCGAGAGGGCCGTAGAGGCGCTCAGACCCATGCGGTGTGTCGCTACGGAAGGAAGCGTTGATGCTCTCAGTGCTGCTCGTTGCCGCTGCTGCGGCCCTGTTCTTCGGCGTGGACGCCGAGAAACTGCGAAAGGTTGCGGACGCCGTGAAGGCCCGGTTCGACGCCAAGACGGCACTTGCCTGCGGGCTGGTGCTGTTGGCGGCGCTGCTCCTGCCGTCGTGGGGAGGGCGAGACGATGGGCCGACGCCGGTGCCTGACGCTGGCCCGCTGTCGCTGAAGGGCGACTTTCGTGGCGACACGGCCAGTTCGGACGCCGCCATCATCGGCTCGCTCCTGAAGGAGTTGGCCGACGAGATCGAGTACGACGGCATGCAGTCGGAGCCTGCTATCCGCACTGGCACGCAGATCGACCAGTTGCGGAAAGCCGCCCGGACGCTGCGATGCAGGGGGGAGAGCGTGGGCGAACGCCAGCCGGTGGCCCGAGACAAGATCGCCGCCTATCTGGAGGCGAACGTTGGCACCGATGGTGGACCCCTGACCCCCGAGACGCGGGCGCTCTGGGTGTCGGCGTTCCGTGACGTTGGGGAGGCGGCAAGTGACGCAGCGCAGTGATTCGTCTTGGTCGTGGTCCGCGATCTCGTTCGTGATCTTCGCGGCCGTACTGGGGACGGTCGTCTCCCGGTACGTCTCTCGGCTGGCGGATGGCGTCGAGAACAACTTCGGCTACCTGCCGGACCCGGTGGCAACGGCAGAGTTCCTCAGCGAACTTGACCAGCCACGATTCGCGCAGGCCGGTTCCGACTGCATGCAGAACGTGAAGCGGCAGGACACGTTCCTGTATCGCTACGCAAGCGACGCACACCTTGCGGTGTATGGAAAGCCATTCACCGCATGGGATCAAGGCTCTGCCGGGACGTGCGTCAGTTTCGGGTGGGGCGTTGGTTCGTACATCGGGCAGGCGGTCGCATGGAAGCAGGGCGAGTTGCCTGCGCCGCCTAAACTCGTCGCGACTGAGCCCATTTACGCAGGTTCCAGAACGCTCGCGAGGCTCCCGCCGGTCAAGTTCGCGGGGTTCAGCGACGGCTCTTATGGAGCGGCAGCGGCTCGATGGGTGTCGGGCAAGTGCAAAGACCCGGCGGTCGGCGGGATTCTGTACCGGGAGGTGGTCGGCACCCACGACCTGACCCGCTACTCGATAGCACTGTCGCGTGAGTGGGGTGCCTATGGCCCGCCGCGTGACATCGCCATTGCCGCCGCCAACAACCGTGCCCTCGCTGTGGCTCAGGTCACGACGTGGGACGAACTGGTCGCCGCGATCACGTCCGGCTACTGCGTGCCGATTTGCAGTGACGTTGGCTTCGCCGCCACGAAGGTGAGGGACAAGGATGGGTTCCTTCCCAGAGGCGGGCAGTGGAATCACTGCATGTGCTGCATTTCGATTCGCTTCGCAGACGGTCCCGGCAAGCGAGATGGCGTCCTCATCCTGAACTCGTGGCACCTCAACTGGGTGACGGGTCCGAAGTGGCCTGCCGACCAGCCCGATGGCTCGTTCTGGTGCAGCCGTGCCGACATTGAGGCGATCCTGCGGCAGGGCGATTCGTTCGCCATCGGGAGCGTCAACGGTTTCCCCTTCCGAGAGTTGGAGCATAGAGAATGGATGCAGCCGGTGCCTCAGCAGGCACGAGCGGCCACGCGAATCAACCATGCGTTGGCCCTGTGAGCCCTGCCATGTCGAAGCGAACTCTGGTTGCGGTCGGGGCTGCGTGCCTCATCGCCGGGTATCTGATCTCCTGCGTGCCGGGATTTGATCCTGTCAACCCGTTCGTTCCCAAGCGGCCGGACAGGCCAGTGGCGAGGCTGCTGGCCCGCATGGCGAAACTGGGGCTCTGGGTCATGGTGTTCGCGGAGCCCGCACCGCAGAGGTATCCGCAGCCGCAGTACGCACGGATGATCGAGTGCAGCAATGGTGTGTGTCATTCGGAGGGCTGGTGATGATTAGCGTCGTCTTGTGGCTGGTGTTCGGGTTCATCGCTGGGTCCATCGCAGAGTGGCTGTACCCGCCTGCGGCTCCGCAGCCCCGCTGGAAGACCATTGCCATCGGGGTAGTGGGCTCAGTGTGCGGTGGCCTACTGGGTTCCATCATTACGGGCAGCAGGTACGCTCCGGGTGGGCTCGTGATGAGCGTTGCAGGCGCCTTGCTCTGCATGTTTGTCTGGGCCAAATACAACGAGGTGCATTGATGGCGTGGTTCTGGTCGTGGATCGTATCGCTCTTGGTGTGGCTTTCTGCTGACCCCAGACAGATCGCCACTGAGCCCGCTCGATGCGCCGCTGCGGTTGCTGTTGCAAGGGCAACCGTTGTGGGTTCGCCTTCTGTTCGTGCTGGCGTGGAGAGCGTGGAGAAGGTGCCGACGCCGCAGTTCGACGCCCACGCCGCCAAGTGCAAGCGGTGTTTCAACAGGAACCCCAACGGGCCGGGCCTCTGTGACGAAGGGTTCCGGCTCCTGCAAGCGGACTTGAAGGACGCGAAGAAAACCTGCACGACCGGCACCTGCCCCACGAAGTAAGGCGTCCATGCCCCTCTCCCCACGCACCCTCCGACCGGCGAGCAGCGGCTTCAACCCCCGCCAGATCAGCGGCCTCGCGCTGTGGCTGGACGGCGCGGATGCTTCGTCTCTCTACACCACCGATGCCGGGCCGGTGAGTGCGGTGAGTTCGCCGACGGAGATCAGCGGGTGCGTGCTGTGGCTGGATGGCGCAGACAACGCAACCATCACGGCAAGCGGCGGGCTTGTCAGCCAGTGGACTGACAAGAGCGCGTCCGGCGCAGTCCTTCAGGCATCCGGCTCGGCAAGACCAACCCTGTCCAGCACCGGCTTCAACGGCAGGCAAGCGTTGATGTTCAACGGCACTTCGACAAACATGGCGTCGGTGTCCGCGTACACCGCGACGAATGGGCTGTCTGGAATGACGCGGATAGCCGTGTGCCAGAACGCAAACACAAACGCATGTGTCGCCCGAGTCTGGAATGGCGGCAGCGATATGTTTATGGTGATGAACGGAAGTTGGAGATCGCCGGTTGATCCAGCGGGCGGAACAAACTTCGCATCATCAACCACCTTCTCAGCCTCAAGTTCCCTCCCGGCTGGCGTCTACGCTGACGTATTTGCATCGTCTGCCATTACGCAGTACGGATTTGGGTCTTCCGCCACAACAACAGTCAATGGCACAATCCCGTCTGTGACTGGATCGGGAACTCCGACACTCCATGTCGGCAGCAACATCGGGGCGAACTTCTTCTGGAGCGGCCCGGTTGCCGAAGTCATCTACTTCAGCCGCGCATTGACTCGCGCAGAGTTGGCCCGCGTCGAATCCTACCTCGCCGCCAAGTGGGGCATCAGCGGCGTCCACGCACAGGCCACCGCGACCAGCGATCCGGTGGGGTACTGGGGGGACAAGAGTGGGAACGCGAGGCACGCGGTGCAGGCGACGGCGGGGAGTCGGCCGACCGTGAGTGCGACGGCACTCAACGGCAAGAGGCAACTCAGCCTTTTATCACAGCACCTTCGCGGGCCATCCACAACGTGGGCAGGCAGCGCGTCGATCTACTGGGTCGGCAAGACGGGTAATGCGTCGAACGGCGCGTTTGTTTTTTCAGACAGTACGACTGACCAGACGGATGGATTCCAGGCAGGGTGGTTGAACACGCAAGGCGTAGGCGCGTATGGAAATGGCTGGCAGGCCGGTTTGGCCCCCCGCGCCGAGTCGCCCTCTGCTTGGAGAAACGCCGACATTGTCGCCGGCATCACGCTTTCGTCCACCGAAGCGATTGCCCGCGTCAACGGCGCAACGACAAGCACTACGGCAGCGTTGACCGGAACGCTCTCACAATCGGCGGCGGCGCAGTTCTACGTCGGGCGAGACGGCGCGAATGTCTGGAATAACCTCAATGGGTCGTTGGCTGAACTGCTGATCTACCAACCTGCACTCAACGCATCGCAGAGGTTGAGGCTGGAGAGATACTTAGCCTCCAAGTGGGGCATCACGCTCGCCCCGCAAGTCGCCAACGCCGACGCGCAGGATTGGGTCAACCGCGTCTACGCCAACGGCGGCACGGTGAGCGCCAGCACGGCGAGCGCGGTGAATACGTTCTGCAACGCGATCGACGCGGCTGGGATTCGCTCGCTCATGTACCGTGCGAATCTCTTCTGCGGCACGGGCCTCAATGCCTGCCTCGTTCCGCTCTACAGAGGGCCGTCGCTTGGCGGCACGCAGTTTGGCAACACCGTTGACACCAACGTCGGCCCGTTCGTCAGCGGGGACTACGCGGAGACAACGGGCCTCGCGGCTGGCTCTGGCAAGTATCTCCGCACTGGGCTGACGCAGGCAAACGTCGGAGTCGCCAGCCATCTCGCGTTCTACGATTGCGTCAAGGCCACTAACGCCTACGCGAACAGAATCGGATCGCGTGGTGCCGGCGATACGCATGAGCATGCGATTACGAATCTTGATGTCGCAACGTCGATGGATTACGCATCGTCGGCCACTGCCGGAACCGGGCGCGCAAGAACAACTGGATACACGCAAGCGGGTGCGTTCTGGCTCGGCGTCAATCCCTCCGCAACGTCTGCGATCCTCTACAGAAACGGCGTGTCGGCGGCCACTTCAACGCCATCGGCTCGCACCGCACAGAACCTTGAGTATTGGGCGTTTGCCCTAAATAACAACGGAACGCTGGACTCCAGTCAGACGACGGGGCGGAGCGGTGGCTACAGCATCGGAACCGCGATGGATGCCACCCAAGTCGCCGCCTACTACAACGCCATGCAGGCGTTCCAAACCGCCCTGACGAGGAATGCGTGATGTGGCTCTCTGACCTCTCCCTCCCCCTGCCCTACGCCGATTGCAAAGACCTCGCTCTCGTCTACCCCTACGAGGTCGCCGTCACGCTGTACGGCGTGCAGGAGGAGCATGGCGATCCGCGTCACGTTCCGGCTGGGCGGCAGTTGAGCGATGGCAGGTGGATGCTGTGCGGCGACGTTCTGAGCGAGGTCGGCGAGGGCGGGATTCTGGCGCAGGCGTTCGCCTACATGACGCCTGAGATCATGGCGCAGGTGGAGGTGCTGCCGATGAGCGAGGTGGCGGGGCTGGTGCCGAAGGAGGAGGCTGAGCCGCCCGCTTCCTAAGTGGCGTGGCCCGCCAGCGTGCAAGGATGCACCTGACAGAGGCACAACAACTGCTGGCCGAAGAGGCTATGGCTGTCGTGCCAAAAGCCATCATCGCCTTTCGCTGTCGATACCCGTCACTGCGGAAGCCGCTGCGACAGATCGACTCCACGAGCGTGGCCTATCTCGCCATCTGCCGTGCCGCCACGACGTACAACCCGGACGTGAGCAAGGTCACGACCTACTTCTCGATGGCGATTCGCAACGCCCTGCTCAAGGAGATCGACCGCAATCGCAGGGCACGGTACGACTCGCCGGACAGGGTGCCGATGGAGTTGGCGGAGGCTCTCGCCATTGCACCGCATAGCATGGCAACGAAACTCCAGACTGCCATCGCACGCCTGCCCGGCAAGTACCGGAAACTGATTCACATGCGGTACTACAAGGGGCTGAGCCTGCGGGAGATTGGCGAACACGCACGCTGTGACCCACGCACCATTAGGCGGAGACTCGCCGCCGCTTTGGAGGTGCTTGGAACTCTTTTGGGAAGCGAGCCGCTGCTGCCTTGAGGGCACGGGTGATGGAGTTGATGTTCCATCGCTTCCCGTTGGTGCGCCGCTCTCCCCAGAACGCCAGCGTGATCCGCTCCAGACTCTTGCCATCACTCCGCATGGCGACCATGCGTTCCACCTGAGCCCGCTCGTACGGGTCCGGCAGGTAGTAGGAGTCCTTCTTGGTGCCGATCTTCTTCCAGCCGATGGGGGCATGGGGGTTGATGGGCTTGCCGCTTCGCCGCTTCTGGCCCAGACCGTTGCGGGTGCGCTCCCGGATGAACTCTCGCTCCAGTTCTGCGAACGCCGCCATGATGGTGAACACGCACCGGCCAATGGGCGTGCCGCTGTCGAGCCCGATGTCGAGGGACGTGAACGACACGCCCTTCGCCTGCAACAGCATCATCGTGTGGACGAAGTCGTATGACGAGCGGAACGCACGGTCGAGTTTCGCCCACACGATCCTGTCTCCGGGCTGCACGAGAGCCCATAGCCCCCGCCCCTTGTCCCGCTCAAACATCTGCGTGCTGCCAGAGGTGGCGGCGTCGTACATCCAGCCGCCGTACTCGTAGCCCTGCGGCTTGAGCGAGCGGTCAACGTACTCCTCGCAGGCAGAACGCTGGGCATCTTCCGTGACCGCCTGCTTGTCGGTCGAGGCCCGTCCGTAGCAATAAACAGTAGGCATGATGAATCTCCTGTGTCACGAGGGATACCAGTACCAGAGGGCATAGATCAGCACCCACCAGCCGGGTGCGATATGGAACGATGCCTCTGGGTAACTCATGGTGTAGGCCGCAAATGCCATGACGCAGATGCGGAGGAAGGTGAAGAATGGCGTGTCGTGGTAGCCCCACATCTGCTCCCACCGCTCGCGAACTGTGAATCGACCGTACTTGTAGTCCCACATGGTCAAGCCTCCGGGCCGGGAATATGGATCGAGCCAAGCACCCACTCAACGACGCCGTTCAGGGCGTCCTTGCCGCACTTCCACCTCGCCACTGTCCTGCCGTTCTCGTAGGCAAAGTATTGCGAGTGGCGTGGACTGTAGTCCCCGTCAACGTGATGAAACGCACGAGACTCATCGCTGTGCATGGCAGCGGAGACGACGAGCCGCCTGCCGTCCTTCGTTCGGGTCGGAGGAAGGCAGACTTGCAGGCTCAGTCGCTTGTCGTACAGCCCCTCGCCTCCGTGCAGGAGTTGCACGACTGCCATCGGCCCGTCAGCCAGCCGCTTCCGCAAGTCGGCAGCGAACCGCACCGAGCGGGCCTGAAACTTGGGGTACAGTTTCGTCCAGTTGTTATGGCCCGCCCGCCAATGCTTAGTGGCAGGCCGTGTTACGGCTGGCAGCATTACCCACGAACCGGGAATCCGGTGTTCTTTGTTGGAGAACACGACGGGCTGCTGGCCTAAGACTCCCGTGCTGGTCACACGATAGCCAACGTGATCGCTGTCCGTCAGCCGGTGCTTCGGGTCGTGAGGCGTGAACACGCCGACGTACCTTCGCCACACCTTGATGCAGGCCCGCTCAAGCCGAGAGTTGTTGCGGGCCTTGCCAACCCCATGCACGACGTACCCGGTGTCGCCGTCTGACATTGAGTACACGGTGGCGAGCGTGATGAATCGGGATTCGTCAGGCCCGCCAGCCCTGCGGAGACTCCCGAACCACCGAATCTCGTAGCCGTTGACCAGAGTGCCTGCCGACGACACGGTCACGCCGCCGTACAGCGTGCAGGGCGGGCGTCGTGGTGCGCTTCGGTGCTTCTTCTGGTGGCGGAGAAGCCGCCGCTCGATGTCGGAGTAGGTAAGAATCTTTTGCTTGAGTTTCTTACGTCGCTTCGCCATGTCACGCCTCCTGCGTGTTGAGGACAACGGTGCGGCACCAAGACGGGATTGCCTTGTGCCACTGCGATCCGACCCTGCCCGTGTATGCCACGACGACACGGGCACGGGGCTTCTCGCTCCGCCAATGCGTCTCGGCGTCGGTGATGAGGACGATGGAGTCAGGCCGGTCGGCCTTGTCCACCTCCGCAACGGCGGTCGCCATGTCGGTGCCACCGCCGCCGTGCCAGTCGAACGTGCGGGCGTTGGTCACGGTGGCGTGCGACTGCACCTTCGTGTCGGCGCAGTACACCTTGACCCTGCCCAACTTCCGCAGCCCCTGAGCGATCACCGACAACGCACGGGCGTGGATGTCGGTGGTCATCATGGACGCACTCGTGTCCACGATCACGACAGCGTGCGGCTGCACCGTGATGCGACCGTGCAGCAGCGGCTGGTCATCGCCGGGCGGCTGCTTCTTGGATCGCCTGCGGTGCGAGAAGTCCCGCCCGCCGACAGGCGATGCCACGCTGGTGCAGACGGCAGACCGCAGTTGGGCGAACGGGTCCGGCGTCGGGTGGAGCCGGGCCTTGATCGCCGCCTTGATGCTGCCGGGAACCGAGCCGGGATTGTCGGACTCGTACTTCTCGACAGCCGCTGCGGCTATGTCCTGACCGTACGTTTCCCACGAGCCGTCGCTTTCGACTTCGTACCTGCGGGGGACGCCGTCCGCACACGAGCCGCCCGAGCCGGGCGAGCATGGGCTGCGTCCAGCAGGGCCGTCGTCATGTCCAGCAGCCCCGTTCCCGTTGGCTTGCCCGTTGGTGGAGTCGTCGTCGCCCCCTTCGCCAGCGCCTCCCTGCGAATCGCCTTCGCCATCTTCGGGTTCGCCATCACCATCACCTCCCCGTCCGCCAGTGCCCCTGTCTCCACCAGCGTCATCTTCACCGTCCCCGTCATTGCCTTGCGAGTCATCGTCGCTCTCCTGCTGCTGGGTGTTGCTGCCGCTCTCGTCCTGCGGCGGCTTGGGAAGCCGGTCAAGGATGAGCCTGTAGTATTCCTGCATCGACTTGTTCGCCGGGAAGTCGAGCGTAATCCCCATCGAGGGAACTTGACACCCGAGATGCACGGCACCGTCTGGTCGCAGGTGACGCATGTGGGCGAGCGTCTGCTCGATCACAAGGTCGGCTGCGAGGTTGAGGATGAACTGCTGCTGGGGCGTGGGGTTGGGCACCATCTCCCTTGCACGGGCATGATGCTCAAAGATGAGGTGCAGTACCTCGTGCGTGACGAGGTACGCCCCTTGATCCACGCCGATCTTGGAGATGAAGTTGGCATCCCAGTACAGGTTGCCAGCGTCATCGACCGCAGCGGTCCCGATGCCGGGAGTCTCACGCTCCCGGAGTGAGTAGATGTACGAGGCGAGGTACGGGACGTACTCAAAGGTACGAACCCGTGCCTGTCCGAGCAGTTGTCGTGGGGTCATGTGTCTCTCCCGTGAGGGGGTTGGGGAATGTCGGCCCATGAATCAACGTCGCTGAGGCGTCGATGCGTGGGCAAGTCGTCGGGGACAAAGTAGTCGCCGTTCCAGAGTGCGATCTGGACGTACCCGTGCGAGCGTGCCACGAGGTAGCGGCCGACCTTGATGGGGACTTTGCCGTAGTCGGGCTGAAAGAGATTCCAAATCATTTCTTGCATGCTCCTGTTTCCTGTGGGGTCACGACTGAACCAGAGCCATCAACTTACCGAGTGTCTCCTTCGGCGGGGTCCAGCCATCGGGCCGCACGCCACCGTCCTTGACCGGCTTCCAGAAGGACTTGAACTGCATGAGGAAGGACTCGATCTCGTGCGAGCCGACCTCGATGAACGCCTCAGCAGCCCGCGTCCACCGCTCCTTCGTCGGGTTGGCACGCAGGCACTTCACGATGCCGGTGAGCAGGCAGATGTTGGCGTCCGGCCTGTTCTCGTAGGTGTAGTTCACGCTGCCGGACAGGAACTCCTCCGGGTTGAGCAGGTCGAGTTTCTGTGCGTACTGGAGGAACATCGACGCATGCTCAGTGCCGACCGCACCCGCACACAGCGTGCGGTAGATGGGGTCTTTGCGTTCCTTCCGCCACTCATACCCGCAGGCTTCGGCCGCAGCACAGACCTTGACGAGGTACGTCCACGTTCGCGGGTTGGGAAACGAGAGCGTCTCGTCATCCTGCGGCAACTTCTCAAGGGCATCGGGTGCCGACCGAAGGAACGCCTCGACCAGCGACCCGAACTGCGGGAGCATGTCAGCCCAGTGATCGGGCACGACCGGAAAGGACGGTGCCGTCCACTCGCAGCCAGCCCGCAGGCCAGAGAACCAGTGTTCGCGATCCACCTCCCAGTCGAAGTGAACGAACCGCGACCGCATCGCAGGCGACAGCGGCACTGCGTTGGGGCACAGTTCGGGCGGGTTCATGGCACCCACCATGAGCGTGGATGCGGGCATCTGGTAGCCGCCGACACGACGTTCGGTGAGGACCGAGAGCAGGCCAGCCTGCGTGGCAGACGGGACGTTCGTCACCTCGTCCACCACAACGAGGGCACGACCGTCCTTCGTCTTGTCCCACAGTTCGGTGGGCAGCATGCGAACCACCCCAGCCTTGTGGTCGGGGGTGGGGTAGCCCGAGAAATCTTCGGGCAGGTGAGTGGCACCGAGCAGGGGGACGAACGTCCGCTCCAGTGCAGCACACAGTGCCTCCAGAGAGGACGACTTGCCGACGCCGGTGCCGCCGCGAAACAGGACGGGAGCCACCTGAAGGGCGAGGAAGCCGGGCGTGTTTCCAAGATTGACGCGAGCCATGATGAAGATGCTCCTCAGTAGGGGAACCAATAGGACAGGGGGAGGGGCAGCACGATGCTACCCCTTCCCCCTGAGAACCAGACTCCGCAGCGGGAAAACTGCGGGGAAAACTAGAAGCCGGTGCCGACGCAGACCGTGAACACCAGCGGCTGCTTGACGGGTGGCGGTGCCTGCTCGACGGGCTCGACCGCCACCGCATCCACGACGACGGGCTTGGGCACGACGAGGGCCGTTGACTTGGACTCCTCGATGCCCATGAGCCGCCGTCCCATGCGGGACTTCTTCCTCATGCCCTTGAGCAGGGGAAGAATGACGCCCCGCTTGGCGAGCGTCTCGATCCTGCCGTGCAGGGTGGAGATGTGCAGCCCTGTCACTTGGCAGAACTCACTGACCGTGATGCCGCTCTCCACTGCGTCGTGGTAGTCGCGGAGAAAACCGGAAACGTCAATCGTCAGGCGGCGCAACTTTCGCATCGCAACTCTCCTTGTTGGGTGGGGAATCCTCAGACACTGGCAGACAGCAGGCGATGGACGGCGACCGCCTGCTTGGCCTGCTCGATGGCGTCGGTCAACTCGGGCATGTCCACGCCCATGAGTTGCCGATACTCATTGACCATTGACAGCAGCCGATTGGCACGACCGAGCCTCACCTTGATCGACCGCTCGCTGAACCCGTCCGTTGCGTTGGCGATGTCGTCCATGATCTCCGCCACGCCAGCCTTCACTGTCTCCCGCACCTTGCTCAGCACGTCGCCTGCCGTCTCCGGGTTGGCGTCGATGTCGAACGTGGTGAGGGTGAACAGCGGGCCACGCCCGTCGTCACGCAGGATGTCAGCGAACCTGCGGTACTTGTCGAGGTGCGACTCGCCAAGAAACCACACGCCGCCACCCTCCGCCATCGGCACCGCCTTCCACGATTGCAGGATGCGGACGGCAGTCCTGCTCACGATGGGGGCGGGCAGGTAGTCACGCAACTGCACGACGGCGGACTGAAGGGCGGGCTCCACGAACGCACTGTTGGCGTCGTGGTTGTGGGCCAGCACCGTCACCTTCCAGTTCGTGTCGATGGTCGCACTGAACAGGTGGTGGTACTCGTTGCGGTCGCCATTGGGCACGACCCGCACGCACTCAAAGTCGTTGCCATCGATGTGCTTTGCACTGATCGGCTGCTTCCGTCGCTTGCCGAACAGGCCGATGCCGACGCCGTGCATGGCAAGGCGAAGGGTGGTCGTGACCGGCGGCTGAGTGGGCACGAACTTGCTGGCGTCAACGGCATCCGCCGCACGCTGCAACGTGTCACGCAGTGCAGTGCGGGTGTTGAGGATGCAGATGCCGCCGCAGCGGGAGCCAACGGACAGTGTCGTCGGGGTCATGGGTTGCTCCTTTCAGTGAGCGATGAGTTGGGTGTGGGCCTTGACGAACCTGCGTTGCAGCGTGGTGAACGCCGCTGCCTGCTCTGGTTCATCGAACTGCTCACGGTCCTCCGCACTCTCGTGCAGTGCCGTGATGATGAGGTCGAGTTCCATCGGCGTGAGTGTCACGGTAGTAGTCGGGTGTGGCATACCCGTCCTTTCGTGTGAGTGTACTAATGTGCATGCGTTAGTCAATGGGCGTGACCGGCAGCGTGCCGTGCTGCCAGTCGTCGTCCGGGTCGGCGGCGACTCCCAAGTACACGACCACCTCCCCCGTTTCGCACTCGTCGAACATTGCGTCCGGGAAGGTGGAGAGAACGTGATCCATCAGTTCCTTGAGCGTCATCGCTCTGCTCCTTGAGGTAAGACTTCCAGTCGAACAGGACGGCACGACTGCCGACTCGCTCGATGATTCCCTTGCGTTCCAGTCTGTTCATCACGACCGTGACATAGCCTGCCGACCGCCAGCCGAAGGCCGTTGCGATGTCCCGGTAGGACGGCTGCACGCCGCACAACTCGATGTCGCTGGCGATAAGGTGAAGGACTCGCCACTCCGTGTCGGTCAGTTGCATGCGTCACCTCCGTAGCCCGGCAGTCCGATGGCGGTGGCAACACGGCAGAACGCCATGCGTGCAGTGACTAGGTAGTCCGTTGGGATCATGTACTCCCCGTCGCTGGCGGAAATGTCCAGCGGGTTGTCGGTCAGGAAAGCGAACGGCTCCAGTGCCTCAAGCAGCAGCCGAACGTGCGAGTCAGTGGCGGCTGGCGACGGGTACTTAGCGTCGGGGTATGGCATGGGTCAGGCTCCTTTGCGAATGAGTTCAAGCACGATGCGAACAATCAACAGAACCAGTTCCATCTGGTCGGGGTTCATGTCACGCCTCCTTGCGTGGGGTGGTGGGCCAGTGGGCTCATCCCACTAGCCAGACTCCGCAGCGGGAAAAACTAGACCGACACGCCGAGCAGGCGCGTCATGTCGGGGTGGTGGGCCAGCCCGAACTGAGCGAACTTTTGCAGTTCAAATCGGCCCACTCGGACCATCTCCTGCGTCGGCAGCGGGCGTGCGTAGTTCCTTTGATCCCATCGCCTGCGACGATGGCTGAACGGCAGGTCAGCGCACTCGTACCACTTGCCGTCGCAGCACACGAACAACGTGCAGGGGTATGCGTCGTGCCCTCGCCGTCTCATCTCTGAGTACACGACGTAGAGTTCGGTGCCGTCGTCGGCTGTCCTCCACTTGCCGTGTAGCGTGGACGCACGGAAGGGCTTGCACTCCTGCACCATCTTGCGGCAGGTGCGAATCGAAACACTTGGCATGGGTCGTCCTTTCTTGTGATGGGTCCGGGTGGGTCAGGCTCACCGTGAGACTGGCCCACCCAACGGACTCCGCAGCGGGGAAATCAAGTGACCGGAGCGAGGTTGCCACCGACGATGCCGATGGCGTCCGGCTCAGCGATGGCGACTGCGACCTGCTCGTCGTCCATCATCTCGGGCACTGGGGCAGGGGCGATCACCTTGCCCGTCGTCACGTTGACCGTCTCGCCCGGAACACGGCGACCGTCCGGGTAGACGGTCGTGTTCTGCACGATCATCTCCCGCTTCTTCTTGGGCTTGGCCTCCGCCTGCTCAGCCGGTGCCTCTCCGGGTCGGGGCGGGAACGTGTATCGCTTCCCGTCGTCCGCCGCACGCGGCATGATCGCCATGCGTGCGACGTGCCCCTCGTTGCTACGGCAGGTGGCGAACACGCACGACTGCTGGTCTTTCACGAACAGCGTGATGCCTTTCGTCTCGCTGCCCTCGCTCATCGTCGCCGCCAAGTCCGCCAACTTGCGGAGCAGGGCACCGTCGAGTTTGACGCAGGCGTAGCCGTCCGTCCCGTTGTCGTGAACGGCATTGAACACGTCCTCGATGCGGGGGAACCGGCCCTCGACCAGAGTCGCCTTCGACTCTGTGCCGCCGTGACGCAGCGTCGAGCCGTCGAACTCGACCGACTTCTTGAACGCAGCCGCAGGCGGTGAGGAGATCGCCTTCCCGTCCACGATGGCGGATACGGGCTTCTCATCCTCGTCTGGGTAGTAGACGTTGGCGAGGATGCGACCGTCTGTCGCCGTGAGTTGGGCAGTCTTGCCATCGCTGAGACACTGCACTCCGCCCAGTGCGTATCGGACGGCGTCGCTGTCGCAGCACTTGGCGAGTTGCTTGATGAACGCAGGAATCCTCATGTCATCCTCCGGGAAAAAAGAAAGCCGATGGCACCATGCCACCGGCCACTACCGAACAGACTCCGCAGCGGGGAAACTCAGGACTTCACGATGGACTTGGCGAAGCACTTGAGCAGGGCCTTCGCAAGTTCCTCGTAGTCCAGAACGTCCGCATCCCAGTCGATGTTCTCCGCCACCTTCTCGATCACACTGTCGATGTCGATGTCGTCCTTCGCCAGTTCGGCGGCACGCTCGACCACGTCGTCGCTGTCGATGTTTGCCGACACGTTCTGTGCAATGTCGTCCGCGTCGATGTTCTCTGCCACCTTCTCAGCGATGTCGCTCTCGCTGATGTTGCAGGACATCATCTCCGCCGTCCGCTCCACCACCTTGTCCTCGTCCACCTCGATCTTCTCGGCACACTGCTCGCACACCTGCCCCATGTCGATCTCATCCACGACGCGGGACACGATGTCGTCCATGTCGATGTTGCGGGTCACGTTGCGGGCAATCTCGGACGTGTCGATGTCCACCCTCTCCGCCACCCTCTCCGCCACGTCATCGAGGTCGATGCTGTACGCAACGTCCTGCTGTATCTCCTTCGCAACCGTGCGGAGTTGCGCGGTGGTCAGGGACGCAGCGACCGCCGCACTGTTGGGGCCGCATGACGCACGCACACGGTCAATCACCTCCGCCCAGAAGGCTGGGCTGTCCATGAAGCGGGCAACGGCACGATCAACGACCGACTCGATCCAGTTGGTGAAGAAACGCATGACGAAACTCCTTATGTAGAAACGCAAACGGCCAGCCGCACAGTGCGACTGGCCTCCAGAAACAAGACTCCGCAGCGGGGAAATCACCGCTTGCGGGGATCTTCCTCAAGCCACGCCAGATAGTCCTCGTACACGGGCGGCTCGATGCCTTCCGTCGGGAGGCCGTCGCCGTAGTACCGGCACGCGAAGGGCTGTCCCTTCGTGCGGCTCGTGCCCTCGTCGCCGTGAACGGCAACGTGATCGAGGTCGATCACCCTGCCGCTGCCGTCGTAGTGACGGGCGTCCTCCGGGTAATCGTCAAGGTCGCTGTCCGGGACATGGATGAGGTGCCCGTACTGCTCGTTGTCGGAGAACTCCTCGATGGCGTCCTCGACACTGCCTGCCTCGACTACCAGAAACAGCGGCCAGTACGAGCCGCCGATCTCCAGCAGCCATGTCCGCCCGAACCAGCCTCCGGGATTGAGGGCGAGGGCGTCGATGTCGTGATCGCCCAGCCGCCCTTTTGCCCGCACCTGCTGCACGCTTTCGCTCATCGCCAATCTCCTTGTGCTTCTCGGCCTTGACCAGTGACCACCACTGGTCGTTCCACCGCTTCGCCTTCTCGCTCGCCATCACGCCTCCGTTGCCGCGATCATGTCAGCAATCTCTCGCCGCTCGTGATCGTTGAGGGTACGAAGGTCGGCAACGAATCGAGTGACAGACGCTGCGCCCATGATGCGGGCGGCGTCAATCAGCCGGACGAACTTCAGCGTGTCATTGGTCGTGGACATGGGAACTCCTCAGTGACAGGGACAAGGGACGGGTGGCGGCAACGTGCCGACCACCGAGAGGCAGACTCCGCAGCGGCGGAATCAGCCAGCCGAGACAGCGAGCAGCCGCTGCACGCCCGGAAGGTGTTCGATGCCGTGAAGGATGAACGTCCTGAGGGCCAAGCCGAGAACCTTCACCGTGTCGCAACGCGGGTGGGCCTGCGAGCGGTGCTTGCTTGTGGTCACGCTGTAGCGGTCCTTGTTTTCGTACCACACGCCGTCGTGCCACACGAACAGCGGCCAGTGCGGGCCGTACGAATACACGACGTACATTCGTGAGCCGTCGCTGGCAGTCTCCCATCGGGAGAACAGGTTGCCGTGACACTTGAACTCGGCAAGTGCCTTGACGTGCGGGAGGCAGGAAAAAGTGGGGATCTTCATGCGAATCTCCTTCGTGCATGGGTAGAAACGAAACGAGCCAGCCGCACAGTGCGACCGGCCTTCACCGAACAGACTCCGCAGCGGGAATCACTCGCTGTTTTTCGCGTCGGCTTCGGCCTCGTCCTCCGTGTCGAAGGGTCCGTGCGGGTCAGAGTCGGGCATGCAGCCGGGAAAGCACGCCCACCAGTACCATCCGGCGGGCACGGGATTGCCGTCCTCGTCCGCCCAGCAGTCGCCGTCCGCGACACGCTGGCCGTCGTGATAGAACACCTCAAACGAGCCGTGTTCCTGCCCGATCTCGTCAATGAACTGCCCGTACATGGCATCGCTCCTCGTGGGTGAAATGCGACGGGGCCAGCCGCCACCGTGACGACTGGCCCCGTTCGCAATACGGACTCCGCAGCGGTGAATCACCGCAGACTGCGACGAACACCGACCATCGGCGTGAGCATGGCGTCGATCTCGCGGTCGATCTCGACGTTGATGTCGGCGGACTCCTCCGCACGCTCGCGGGTTGCGAAGGGGCCGACCGGCATGGCGGCAGTGCGCACGTCCATGAAGTAGAAGCCTCCGTTGCCGGGAAACACGACGGCTTCCGGCTTGTTGCGGGTGTTGCGAACGACGGACAGGTTGGGATCACGCATGGGAATCTCCTTCGGAACAGGGATAGAAACACAAACGCCCACCGCGAAGTGCGATGGGCGAGAGCCTGCGAGTGCAGGATTGGGGGCTGGCTGGCAGCACAGCCCCGTATCCCAGACTCCGCAGCGGCGGAATCAGCCGTTGAAGGCGTTGCGGACGGCGGTCCACATGGCCTTGCACTCGTCGTCGTTACGGAACACTCCGTTGATGGCGGCGAGCATGTCCTTCATGCGGGCCTCGTCGCCCTTGTAGGCCCACGCGGAGAAGGGGCCGACCGTCACGGACACGCCGCTCTTGCCGTTCTTCTTCGCCACCCGGACGTTGACTTCCCACGCCTTGCGAACCTTCGCGGGCTTCTCGGCCTTCGGGGAGTCGATCACGACCGTCGCGGGGGCGTCGGCCTTCGCAGCGGCGGCACGCTTGCGACCCTCCGCCATCTTGGCCTTCTGCTCGGGGCTGAGCGTCCGCTTGCCCTTCGCGGGGGCCTCGATAACCGCAGGGGCAGCGGCAGCGGTCTGGAACTTCATCGCCTCCGCGATACCGGCAGCGATCATGGAACGGATGTCAGAAGCAGTCATGGCAAATCTCCTCAGAAACAGGGATAGAAACCGATCCCGACTCAACGTGAGTACGGGTGGAGGCGATGCCGCATGGGCCAGCATCGCTACCATCCAGACTCCGCAGCGGCGAATCACTCCACCAGCAGCACGGGCCACGCCGACTCCACGATCACTTCGCCGTCCGGGCCTTCCAGCGTGTAGACCTGCCAGCCATTGGCACGAGCGTTGATCCACTCGCGGGCCTTACGCTCCGTGTCGAACGCGATGGCGTCACCGCAGTCGCCGCGTGAATCGCTCCAGAGGTAGGACACGATGAACATGAGATGCTCCTCAGCATGAGACGCAGAACACGGTGAGCCGAACGTCGGCCACCGAAAGACAGACTCCGCAGCGGTGAAATCAGCCGAACGAGACTTGATCGGCTTCGTGGATAGAGCCGTCCGGGCGGCGGATCGTGTGGCCGAACTCCCCGCTACGGCACAACTCACGAGCAGCATCCGAAGCGCTGTCGTAGTCGGGGAACGATTCCCGGCTGGTTTCGTAACGACGCTCCACCCAAGTGCCGTCGAACATTCGGTAGCCGGGAATCGTCCAGTTGTGTTCCAGAACCCACATGCAGCACCGTCCTTTCGTGCCGGTCACTGGACGATCACATTTGCCGTCCGTCGTGCCGACACAATCCAGACTCCGCAGCGGGGAATCGTGGATCGGTGAGCGACGGTGTAGAGACGGAGGGGACGGACATAGTTCGTGGCCCGCCGCGAAGGCGGAATCCCGCTCTCGGTCGGTACCGTGAAGCGGAAACCCTTGCGGCGTAAGGATGGAACGCGGGGGATGAAGGAGCGGCCCCCGAAGCCCCCCACTCGCGCGCG